TCATCATCATCGTCGTAGCCCGGTGCCGCCGGGGCGGGTTTGCCAGCCCGAAATTGGGCTGGCAGGTCAGCCGTACATTTCCCGGTTCTTTTTGACGTCCGCTCGGAGCTTCTTGGCCAGCTTCATGTTGGCCGCCCAGCCGAAGATGCGGAAGGACTCGCCCTCGCCGGCAGCGACGTAGAAGCCCAGCATGTTGCGATCCAGTTCGTGCGCGGCGCTGATGATGCGAAGGTCGGCGGTGTGCATGTCTGCGTCTCCGTGGTTGGTGTGGCCATGATGCGGAATCAGAGTAGGCGCATTGACCGCGCCGGCGCAAGCAGGAGCCGACGAACGGTAGGTTTCGACCGACGAACGGTACTTATCCACAGGAACCCATCGCCACAACGCAGGCGCGTCGCGCAATTCGGGAAGCACGGCGACTATCGGAAGGGCGCAGTTTGATGGGCTGCGCCTATGACAGAACCTCTCCGGCTCCCGGCAGGGGGTAGGGGGTTGCGCCGCTGCCGCCGGCTGCTCACCCTGCGCGCGTCCGGTCCGAGGAGGCCCTAATGCACCCCATCACGACCCCGATGCTGTACAGTCCACCCCACGTCGACGCGGTCTCTCCTTCCCGCGCGCGACCAGCGCCCGCCTGTCCGGCCCATCCGACGGCGGGCGCGCCTTTTGGGGGCCGGCCATGATCCGCCGCCTCCTCGCCTTCCTGCGCCGCCACGTCGAGATCGTCAGCATCGCCCCCGCGCTGCTGGCCCTGCTGGCGCTGGCGTGGCTGGCAACGTGGTATCGCGGCCTGCCGGCGCTGGAGGTCGGCCCGATGCTGGCCGACTACGCTGTCGGGCTGCTGCCGGTGCTGGTGCTGGCGTATGCAGCTTGGCTCGCCAAGCGCGAGTACTGGCACGACCTGAGTGATGACGACGAGCGCGACCTGCACGATCGCGCCGGGCGCGGCGAGTGGCCAGCGTTCTGGGTCCTGGTCAAGGACCGGCTGGAGTGGCTGGCGCTGTTCGCGGTGCTGTACCTCGCCTTCTCCAGCTTCGCCGGCGCGGCCAACCCGACGACGCAATGCACCCGCGACCTGCTGGTCCGCTGGGAGGTGAGCAGCCACGCCCAGTACGTTCGCCGATGGCAGTGGCCGATCTGGCCGGGCGGGGCGAGCGGCATCACGTGGGGCATCGGCTACGACGGCGGGCACCAGCACGCGCAGACGATCCTGCGGGAGTGGTCGACGCACACGCACCGCGAGCGGCTGGCGACGACGGCGGGCATCGTCGGCGAGCCTGCGCGGGCGATCCTGCCGCGCTACCGCGACATCATCACCGACTGGGCGCACGCCATCGCGGTGCTGGAGGCGCATTCGATCCCGCGCTACCGCGCCGCCGCGCGCCGCGCCTACGGTCGCTACTTCGACCGCGCGCCGGCCCATGTGCAGTGCGCGCTGATCTCGGAGGTCTACAACCGGGGCGAGGCGATGGCCGGAGCGCGACGCGCCGAGCGCCGCCACATCCGCGACGTTTGCCTGCCGGCCGGTGACGCCGAATGCGTGGCGCAGCAGTTGGCCGCGAGCTGCCGCGTCTGGGCGAACGACCCCATCAACGGGCCGGGCCTGTGCAACCGCCGGCTCGCCGAATCACAGGTAGCCGCCGGGAGGCGCGGATGAACGAGACGCAAGAGAACAGCATGCGCTGGCAGTCGGTGGTCCAGACCGTCGGCATCGGGGTGATGACGGTCGCACTGGCGTGGGCCGGAGGCACGCTGCGGCAGATGTACGATGCCATGATCGAGCAGCGCGAGGCGCTGACTGATCTCCGTGGCGACATGTCGGAGATGAGGGGCGAGGTGAAAGACATCCGTCAGCAGCTCGCACAGGTGCCGACGCAGCGGGAGATCGACGCCCGGTTCGATGCCTTTGGCCGCAGGCTTGACCGGCTGGAGCGTGGGAAATGATCGCCTTCCACGCCCGGCCAGCAGATCGCAGCGCCATCGCCGAGCAGTTGCGCGAACTCGCCGATCGCGTCGAGGAGACGGGCGACGGGGTCTCCATCGTCTGCCTCCTCGGCCCCGATCGTGCCGGAGGCGCCGAACAGCCAGCGGTGGCTTATGTCCACAGTCCGGACGCCTTCGATGCCATCATGTCCGCAGCCGAGTACCTGACCCGGCTGGTCGACGACGTCCCCTCCAGCGCATCGACCCTCTAGCCCATGCAGTGCAGCCTCGCCACCGGCCACATCCCCGCCGAGCTGTTCCCGCCGCCGCTCAGCGGCGAGCTGCGCAGCTACCTGCCGCCAGAGGCCCGCGTCACCGAGCTGGCGATCATGCTCTACCTCGCCGGCATCACCCCTTGGTCGTGGGCGCGTGAGCCCGACTGGTTGCTCGCCCACGATCCCGACATCACCCGCGAGCAGCACGCCGACAAGGCCGTCCACGACTGGCTGTTCGGCTGCGCGCTCGATGCCGCGCTGGCCGAAGCCGAAGGCCTCGCCAACGCCAGCGGGCGCACGCTGTTTCCCACGGCCGCCGAGGAGGCGCAGCCATGATCGCCACCAAGCACCTCGCCATAGGAACGGCCGTCCTCGCCGCGGCTCTCGCGGCCAGCATCGCCACCAACCTCCGCCAGTGGAGCGATGCCCGCGTCGCCGAGCGCGTCCACGCCGAAGCCATCAAGGCCGCCATCGCCGAGGGCGAGCGACGCGCGCTGGTCGCAGGCATCGAGGCCAGCCGGCGGATCCTCGAGCAGGCCGAGCAGGACCGCATCACCCTCGCCGCCGAGCGCGAGGCCCACCTCGCCGCCATGCAGCGCCGCGAGCGCGCCTACCTCGCGCGCATGGCCGACATCACCCTCACGTGCGGCCCCGGCTCGGCCTTTGTCGACGCCTTCAACGGGGTCGCCGGAGCCCAGCAGCCATGACCGACCTCTTCCACGAGCCGCGGCCCGCCCGCAACCTCGCCGAGGCCCTGCGCGAGCCGTTCGGCGAGTTCGGCTGGCTAATCGGCTCGATCCTCGGCCCCATCGGCACCGCCATCAAGTGGTTCGCGATCGTCATGGCCGCGATCCTGATGACATGGATGGGCTTGCAAACCATCTACTTCTTCGCCGTCGCAATCCTGAGGAACTTCACATGACCCGCATCCACGAAAACCGCACCGCGCCCAACGTCAACCACGAGTTCGGCGAGTCGATCGAGCCGCGCTACTTCGCCACCTTCGTCCGCATCGACGGGCGCGAGGAACCGATGCTGCTGACGAGGCCGCAGATCGAAGTCGCCATCGAGCGCGCGCGCCGCGAACGCGCCGAGGTCGAGCACTGCATCGCCGGGGCCCGCAAGCAGCGCCGCGCCAACCAGATCCAGACCGTCATGGCCGGCGTCCTCGGCGCCGTCTTCGTCGGGCTCACCGTCCTCCTGCTGATCGCGGTGGCCACATGAACCGCATCGCGCTGCCGATCGCGGCCGTGCTGCTGGCCTCCGGCTGCGCCCACCGGCCGCCGCCGGCCATCCCTCAGGCCGCCGAGCCGGTGCAGGTCCGATGCGCGCCCCCCGCCTACGGCCGATGCGTCACCGCCGTGCCGCGCTGGGAGCCCGCCGACCCGGCATCACCGGACGCATGGAAGCTCCTGCTGCCGCAGGTGGTCCTGCCCATGGGACGCGAGCTGATCGAGTGCGACCAGCGCGTCGCCGCCCTGCAGGCCTGCCTCGACAGCCTCCAGCGCGAGAACGTCATCGACTGGCGATGAACGCCGCGGCGCAGATCGACCACGACGACCGGCCCAAGCCGCCGCCGCGCGCCATTGAGGGCCAGTTCATCCCTTCCAGCGGCTCCGGCCAGATCGGCGACGCCCACGCGCCAGAATCGGCCATCGCCTCGCTGCACGAGCCGCGCTGGAAGGCCGAGGAGCTGACGCCCGAATGGGTCATTCGGCGCTTGATGCGTGAGGCCACCGATCACGGCACCCGCTCGCGCCAAACCGGCCGCATCGCAGCACTCGGCATGCTGGCCAAGATCCAAGGCATGCTCGACGACAAGCCCGTCGATGACACCAAGACCGCCGTGCAGCGCGCGCTCGAGGAGCTGACCCCAGAGCAGCGTGCGGCCCTGATCGCCCAGCGTCTGCGCCAACTCGGCTATGACATCCCCGATGCCTGAGCCCGCGCCCTACACGCCGGAACGACTCAGGGCGCTGGCCGGGCGCGTCTACCGGCTCGGGCACAGCTTCGGCCTCGCCGACCTGCGTGAGGTGGGCGATTACCTCGGCAGGTCCGCGGCCGCGGCCGACGAGCATGGCGACATTCTCCAGCAGCACGCCGCCGCCAAGGCCGAGCTGGCCCGGCTGCAGCAGGCCGTCGCCGAGGCCGACGCCGCCCGCATCGAGCGCGACAGCGCCATCGCCGAGCGCGACGCTGCTCGCGCCGAGCGCGACCGGCTGCGGCGCATGGCCGCCGGCTTGATGCGCGACATCGACGCCCTGCGCACCGAGCTGGACGGGCAGCGACTCTGGTATCACCTCGCCGTCGAGTGGGTCCGCGAACTGCGCCCCCTGATTGCCCCAGACAAACAGACCCTGATCGACCCCATGGCCGCCGCCGCGGTCGCCCGCAGCCACCGGCAACTGTTGGCCGAAGCCCTGCCGCTGTTGCGCCGCCTGCGCGACTGGGCCAGCCTGCACGCCCAAGTGGCCGCCGACGATCGCTGCCTGCGAGACGTTCGCGCCGCGACCGCCCTCCTTGAGAGTGACGCATGCCGCAAGTCCTCACAGCCGAAGAGATCCTCGACCTAGTCCGGCAGCGGTTTCCCGGCGAAGAGGCGGCGATCCTGCAGATCATCGGCCAGCAGGCCGCGATCCTGCGGGCGCAGCTGGCCAGCGACGGCGGCGACCTCGTCGGCGTCGATCCGCCGCCGGGCCACACCAGCGGGACGCTCAACGCCCTTCTGGCCGAGGTCGCCGCCAATGCCGCGCCTGCCGTGCATGGCCACACCATCGCGCAGGTGACGGGCCTACAGGCCGCGCTCGACGCCAAGCTCGACGACGCGCAGGCGACGCCTGCTGGCCTCGCCCTGCTCGGCGCGGCGGATGCAGCTGCCCAGCGAACTGCACTTGGCCTCGGCAATGCCGCAACGTCCGCACTGAGCACGACGAATGCGGCGGCGCTAGGGACGGCTGCACCAGGCTCAGAAACTACAGTAGCCCGAGCCGATCACGTCCACCCGATGCCGACGGCTGCGGCTGTGGGCGCAGCCCCAGCCGTCCACACCCACGCCATCGCAGACGTTACGGGGCTTCAGTCAGCCCTCGATGACCGAGGGCGGTTGAGCGCTGCGAATACTTGGCGAGCCACCCAGACGCTAGCGCCGCTGACTGGGGGCGGCTTATTCGTTGTCCAGAAGGCGACAGCTACCGATATTTCCGGCTTCGGCTGGAACAACGAGCTAGGCTTCCGTCGTTGGCAGTTGCAAACCAGCGGCACAGGTGCGGACGACTTGTGGCTGGTGCGCTTTGACGAGAGCGGCACGTTTCAAGGCACGGCGCTGTTCGTCGATGCGGTCACTGGAGCGTTTTCTTACACTGCCCCTACTATTTTCCTAAACCAGATCGGACAGGGCGCGACTCCAACAGCAGGGAATAACGCACTTTATAGCGCGGAGTTTAGCGGAGCAGCAATATCGTCGGCTGCGCAGTACCAAGGGCTGATTACCAGCGCGGTCACCAACACCGCCTTTGTTGTTAGATCCGTACCACGAACACAAGCCGCTGTTTTCACTCTGCCTGCGCTCGTCCACTACAGTGCTGCGCAGGGCGAATTTGGCGCAGGTAGCTCCGTAACGACGCAATTCGGCTTCAGCGCAGCTAACAACCTCGTCGGTGCAGGCACAAACTTCGGCTTCCACTCCGCCATCCCCGCAGGCGCAAACCGCTGGAACTTCTTTGCGGCTGGGACGGCCAACAACGCCTTTGCGGGCAACGTCCGCATCGGCTCGACGGCTGCGCCGACGGTTGCGCTGGATGTGACGGGTAGTGGCCTGTTCAGCGACACCCTCAGCTCTACCAACCACCTTGCCGTTGGCGGCGTAACTACTGCCGCACGATTGAATGTCGGCAACAACCTGAGTTCGAGCACCGCCATCGGTGTTCTGGCGCAGAGTCATGTCCTGTCGAGCCTTACTGGCACCGCAGAATACTTCCGCACCAACGCCACGACCGAAGCAGCATCGTTCACGCTTTCTGTGCTGAATCACTACAGCGCGGTGCAAAGCACCATTGGCGCAGGTAGTTCGATTACGACGCAGCACGGGTTCTTTGCCACCGCATCGCTCATCGGAGCCACTACCAACATTGGCTTCCGTGGCAATATTCCAGCCGGCGACGGTCGCTGGAACTTCTTTGCTGACGGAACGGCTGTCAACGCTTTCGCCGGCAACACCCGCTTCGGATCAACTGCTGTCCCGACCGTTCCTCTCGACGTTACCGGCAACGCGGCGATCAGCGGAACGCTGACTCTCGGCGGCACTGTAACTAGCGCCGTGCAAGCCGGCACCGCCACGGGTCAGCTTGCCTCGTGGAACCAGACGACGGGCCGCTATGAGCCAGCTACTGTGTCTGGCGGCGGCGGAAACACGGACTGGACGATAGTCACGGCCGGCCAGACCCTTGCCGACGACGTGCCGCTGCTGGCGGACATCACCACGGCGGCCACGTTCCCGATTCCGGCATCCGTCACCGTGGGCCACGCCTACATCTTGCGCAACGCCTCGACCTCGACGGTGCTGGCAAGCATCGATCCCGGAGCGGGGCGGCAGATTCAGGGCTGCCCGGTTGCCGGCATCCTGACCATCGCACCGGGCGAAACGGTGCACCTTGTTGCTCGCACGTCTACTGCATACGAGATCGTCTAATGACCACACCCCTTTCCAGCATCATCGGCTCCGCGCGCCGCGCCACCTACGTCCTCACTTCGTCCAATGCGTCCTTCCCGATCCCGACGTGGGCGCAGGGTGGCAAGGGCATCATGTACGTCACCGGCTGTGGCGGCGGCGGGAGCAACGCCAGCGCAGCAGCTGGTAGTGGTCCGGGCGCTGCGGCTGCGTTCGCGGTTGACCATCCTATTCCGATCCCCTCGGGCGTAACGACGGCGAACATCCAGATCGGCGCGGGCGGCGCGGCGGCGGCCACCGACGGCAACGGCAACGCGGGCGGTGCAACTTCGATCACGCTCGGCGCCCTCGTGCCGTTGAGCCTTGCTGGCGGTGACGGTGGTAGCTCCGTCGGCGGTACGGGCGGCGTTCCTTCTGTCTACGGCTCGCCCATCCAGACGCAGAACTCGCGCATCAACAGCGCGACCGCCACCGTGACGGACGTTAACACGGCGCTGGACTTGTACTCCCGGCAGATGGCTTTTTTCCAGACGCTCGCTTACGGCATGAGCGGCGGCGGCAACTCCTCCCCGCCGACAGCGCAATCCGGGCAACCGGGCGTCACGCCGTTCGGAAGCGAGACGGCCGGCTACGGCGCTGGCGGCTCCACCGGCCGCCCCGGCTTCCTCATCGTGACCTTCGTGGAGGGCCTGTAATGTCCCGCACTCTCGCCATCATCGAAGACGGCATCGTCACCAACGTCATCCTCGCTGACTCGTGGCCGAACGGCATCGACGTGACCGAAGTCAGCCCGCAGCCCGGCCCCGGCTGGGGCTACGACGGCACCACGTTCGCGCCGCCTGTCGTCGTCGATCCTGAGCCGCAGCCCGTCGCCACAACCCCGCGCATGTCGCACTTCGGGTTCCTCTCGCGCCTCACGCCGCAGACGCGGCTGGCGATCCGGGATCGCACGGACAAGGCCAGCGCGCAGTACGATCCGATCCTTGACGACGCCATGTTCCTGTTCAACAGCGCCGAGCAAATCGACGTGTCGCTGCCGCTCACGCAACAGCTCGTCGGCTACATGATGCAGACCGGGCTTATTGCACCTGCGGACATGGCAACCGCGCTTGCTGAGATCGAATCCACCAGCCCGCACGCCAAGCCATGACCGACCGCTGGGACCACCGCCCTTGGATCGCCCGCGCTGGCGATGCGCTGAGCCAGTTCTTCAACGTCTGGATGCTCAACGGCATGCCGGACGAAACGATCTCGGGCCGTAGCTACCGCATTGTCATCTTGCAAGCACGGCCTGCCCCGCTGCGGTGGCGACTGATCCGAGGGGCCGCCGAGGCCCTGTTCTGGATCAAGGACCGCGGCAACCACACCCAGATCGCGTTTTGGGAGGATGTCTACCGCGCCCGCGCCCGCGCCCGCGCCGCCGAACCAATCGCGGCGGCCGTCGGCTTGCGGACATGGGACTCCGGTGACACCCTCGCCCCGCAGCCGCCCACCGCATCCGCACCGGAGTAGCCCATGGCCACCATCACCATCGTCGCGCCCCAGACCGCCGCCGCGGCCAATCAGACCCTGCTCACCGAGAACTACGACGCCATCGTCCTCCACGCCGACGCCCTCGCCGGGGTCGAGGAGGTGCTGGTCTTCATCGCCGGCGGCGCCCAGCGGGTCGCCTACCCCGGCCCCGGCTCCGCGCAGGCCCGGCTCAGCGCGACCACGCTGGCCATCACCCTGCCCGCCGGCCCCTGCTACCTGATCGACAAGCCGGCAACCGCCTCGCCCTGCGGCGTCTACGCCAGCGTCGCACCCCGTTAACGGCCCGGCGCGCGGGTTTCCGGCCCCTGCGCCCCGCCGAACCCCACCGGCCGGAGGAGAATCGAAATGGCCCTGTCCCGCACCCGCATCAACGCCATGCTCTCGCCGCACTTCCCAGGCGAAGCCGGCCGCTCGCTCGAAGAGACGATCGCCAACGCCCACGCCGACATCATCGCCCTGCGCGACTGGGGCAATGCGCTGGCCGCGAAGCTCAACGCCGAGGCCGCTGGCGGCGTCACGACTTTCGACACCAACTACACCGGCCCGACGATCACCAGCACGGGCATCTAATGGCGCTGCCCCCCGGACTCGCGCTGAACCCCGTCACCGGGCAGATCGCCGGCACGCCGACGACGCCGGGGGTTTACGACTTCACCCTGCGCGTGCGCGACGCGCAGGGCCTCCAGCGCGACCTCCCGCGGACCATCCAGATCCTCGACTACACGCCGCCCTCCATGTCCGGCACGCTGGCGCAGTTCTCGAACCGCGGCGTCGCCTACAGCAGCGGCTTTGCGGTTGCAGGCGGCTCGCCGCCCTATGCGTGGTCCGTCAGTGCCGGAACGCTGCCGACCGGCATCACGCTTAACGCGGCCACCGGCGCGATCTCCGGCACGCCAACCGACACCAGCTTCGTCGACCGCGACATCACGATCCGGGTCGTCGATGCCGTCGGCAGCCCGGCCCAGCGAAGCGGCACGATCCGCTATGCCGACACGCTGGCCCTCTCCGGCACGCTCGGCACCGGAATTCAAGGAACGCCCTACTCAAGCGGCTTCACCCGCACCGGCGGCCACAGCCCGTTCGCCTTCGCCCTGCACGCCGGCACGCTGCCCGCCGGCCTGACGCTCAACTCCGCCACCGGCGTCATTTCCGGCACACCGACGACTGTCACCAGCAACGCCATCACCGTCCGCGTCACCGACGCCTCGGGCGCCTTCGCCGATCGCAGCCAGACGCTCACCATCAACTCGTCCTACGTGCCGCTGTCGTTCTCCGGCTCGATCACCGGGGCCGTGCAGGACGTGCAGACGCTGTCCGCCTTCTCGATCTCGCCCAGCTACGGCGGCGTGACCCTGAGCGGCGGCACGACGCCGGTGACGTTCTCGTGGGCGCGACTTTCGGGCAGCACCGCGATCGACGCCGGCTCGCCAAGTACCTTCGCGACCACCTTCGTCGGCAACGTCGCCCCCGGATCGAGCGTTTCGGCAACCTTCCGATGCACCGCGAGCGACGGCACCAGCTCGGCGACGATTGATGTCGCCGTGCAAGTGACCAACACCTACCAGACGCTCGGGCTCTCGATGAACCTCGGCCGAGCGACGCGCCTCGCGGCCTACTCGTCGCAGCCGAGTCGAACCGGCGGAATCGAGCCCTACACCTTCGTGGTCGCTGCCGGTACGCTCCCCGCAGGCATCACCATCAACAGTTCGACGGGCCTGATCTCGGGCACCCCCAGCGACGGAAGCTTCACCGACCGCGCGATCACCGTCCGCGTCACCGACGGACTTGGCGCCTTCGTCGACGCATCCTCGACGATGATCTACCGCGACTCGCCGGGGTTCAGCTACGTCCTGCCCGCGGCCATGCGGACGCGCGCCTACAGCGCCTCGCCAACACTGTCGCCGAACGGCCACGGCTTCGGCTCCATGGCGATCACCAGCGGCGCGCTGCCGGCCGGGATTGCGCTCAGCGCATCGAACGGCGCCTTGTCGGGCACGCCGACCGACACTACCTTCGGCCAGCGCACTCTCAACTTCCAGTTCACCGACGCATCGGGCGCCGTCGCAGCGCAGACAGGCGTCACGATGGCCTACGCCGAAAACCTTGCCCTCGCCGGGGCGTTCCCGGCTGGCACCGCAGGCGTGGCCTACAGCAGCACGGCCGTCACCGCCACCGGCGGCCACGGCGGGAACGTGTGGACGGTCGCCGCCGGCTCGCTGCCGCCGGGACTCGCCCTCAACGGCACCACGGGCGCCCTCACCGGCACCCCGACCATGGCCGGCAGCTACAGCTTCACCGTCCGCGTCACCGACGGCGCCGGCTTCAACGCCGACTCGGCCCAGAACATGTCGATCGGCGCCGCTCTGGCGGCGAGCGTGGCGCCTACTTCCGCGGCCATTCTGTTCGTCAACAATCCGGCGTCGAACTCGCCGGATTCGCGCGTCCTCACGACGAACAGCGTGACGGCCTCGGCCACCGGAGGCACGGCCCCCTACGTGTTCTCGTGGACGCACATCGCCGGATCGACTGCGGTCACGGCGGACACCCCCTCTGACGCGATTACCACGTTCACCGCGACCGTCAACATCAACACGCAACTCGACGCGACCTTCCGCGTCACCGTGACCGATGCGGCACTCAGTACAACGACGGTCGATGTCCCTGTCACGCTGCGCTACGACTCGGGCTTCTGATATGGACTTCCGCGACCTACTCGATGCCAGACGCTGGACCCGTGAGCAGGCCGACAGCCTTGTCGCCCTTCTGGAGCGGGCGCGCCGCGCCGGGCCGATCACCGCACCCCTGCACACCGCCGTCGCTACGTGGGCCAGCCAGCCTTCGGCGCCGACCCCGCTGTTCGGATCGCCAGCAGGCGCCCGCGCGCTCCCGGCCGACCTCACCCGCTACAGCGAGGCGCGCATCACCGCAGCGGTCACGGTGCCCGGCGCAGCCACCGCACGGCTGGGCCTGTTCTGCGCCCCCAGCGCACCCACGGTCCTTGCTTCCTACCGCGCCCTCGGTGCAGACGCCTCCATCGCCACCGCTGGCGTGGCCGACAGCGGCTGGCATCCGATCCAGCAAGCCGAGCGCGGCCATCGGTTCATCGAGCCGTGGGGCTTCTCGGGCAACGGCACCGCAAGCCCAAGCATCGGCGTGGTGGTCTTGTGGCTACGCTGACCACCGACGACTTCGATCTTGAGACGCTGCTCGAAGCCGAGGAGCTGCATCGCCGCTACAACCGGATCCTGCACACCTACCGACCCGGCCCGTTCTCGATCGCACGCTACCCCAAGCACGCCGAGCTGTTCGCGGCAGGCACGAAGTACCGCCACCGATGCTTTATGGGCGGCAACGGTGTTGGAAAAACGGTCCTCGGCGCCTTCGAGGTGGCTTGCCACGCCGCCGGAATCTACCCGGACTGGTGGGAGGGCACGCGCTATGACCACCCGGTCAATATCCGCGCCTGCGGCGACACGCGCGAAACCGTGCGCGACATCATCCAAGTCGCGCTGTTCGGCGACTTTATCAAGCTCGGCGAAGAAAGTTTTGGCGCCGGGATGATTCCGCGCCATGTGCTCGGCAAGCCGAAGGTGGTGCAGAACACCAACGGCTCGATCGACTTTTGCCCCGTCCGCCATGTCAGCGGCGACTGGTCGATGGTCGAGCTGCGCGCCTACGAGCAGGGCCGCAAGGCCTTCCAAGGCACGAGCCGGCATTTCATCTGGGAGGACGAGGAACCGCCGGCTGCCGTCCACCAAGAAAACGTGCAGCGCGGCCGCGGCGTCGACGGGCGCATGCTGCTGACGTTCACCCCGCTGTCGGGTTTCAGCGAAGTGGTCAAGGGCTTTCTCGGATGGGAGGAGGCCAACCGCAAGGGTGCGAGCCGATTCACGGTGTTCTGCGACTGGGACGACGTGCCGCACCTTGACGAGGCGTGGAAAAGGCAGACCATCGCCGAAACGCCGCCGCACATGCGCAAGGCACGCAAGTCCGGCATCCCAACCGCCGGTCTCGGCATGGTGTACCCCGTGGAAGAAGAGTTCATCGTCGTTCGGCCCTTCGAGATTCCCGCGCATTTCCGCCGCGTCGCCGGCTTCGACCACGGCTGGCACAACACCGCCGCCGTCTGGATCGCGATCGACAAGGACGAGGACATCGCCTACGTCTACGCCGAGTACAAGCGCGGCGAAATCCCGATCGAGTCGCATGCGACCGCGCTCAAGGCGCGCGGCGAGTGGATACCGTTCCTTGGCGACAGCAGCCAGCGCGAAAGTGATGGCAAGCAGATCATCGACAAGTACAAGGCGCTCGGTATCGACATGCGCCTGCCGGACAAGGCCGTCGATGCCGGAATCCAAGAGGTCTTCTCTCGATTCGAGACGGGACGGCTCAAGATTTTCAGCAACTGCGGCAAGCTGATCGAGGAGTTCCGCCGCTACAGCTACAACGACAAGGGCGCCGTCGTGAAGGAAAACGACCACCTTCTCGACGCCTTGCGCTACGCCATCTACGCCGGGCTGAAGCACGCGAAGCACAAGCCGAGCGGCCGCACCAACGAGATCGTTTCCAACATCACCTTCGGATAAGCCAATGAACGCGCAACCGCACGAAGAATCGGCCGATCTGGCGATGCTGGCGATGGCCACCGAAGCCGGGCTGCTGCCGCTCGACGAAGACGCTGCCGAGGCCCTGCGTCAGCAGCGCGAAGCGCGGCGTGCGGCGATGGACCAGATCGGCGAACACCTGATGGGGCGCTTGAGCGAAGCCGTCATGTTCCGCGCCAACTTCGAGCAGGAGTGGGAGGCCGACATCCGCCAGTACGAGTGCGGCGACCCGTCGCGCGGCCGCATCGGAGACACCAAGCAGCACGGCAGCGACGACGACCACAACGCCGCCACCGACAACATCACGCGCCCGGCCGTCATCACCTACGCGGCCCGGCTCGGCGACATGCTGTTCCCGACCAACGACAGGAACTGGGACGTCGACATCACGCCGGAGCCGGAGCTGCCGCCGGACGTCGTCGCCAACATCGAGGCTTCGGTCGCCGAGGCGGTCGCACAGGGGGCTGTCAATTCCGAAAGCAGCGAGGCGATGGTCAAGTCGCTGCTGGCCGAGGTGGCGCGCAAGCGCATGGCCAAGATGCGGACCCGGATCGACGACCAGCTCAGCGAGTCGCACTACAACGCCAAGGGCCGCCAAGTTATCTTCGATGCCTGCAAGATCGGCTTCGGCGTGATGAAAGGACCGTTCGCCAAGACGAGGACCAAGCGCCGCTTGGTCGCCAGTGAAGGCTTCCGCGCCGAGATCATCGAAGACCTTACCGCGCCTTGCGTCGACCGCCGCGACCCGTGGAGCATCTTCCCCATGCCTTGCCGGCGGATCGCCGACTGCCCCGGCGTCTTTGAGCTGCACGAGCTGTCGGCGAAGAAGCTGGCCGCGCTGCGGAACCAGCCCGGCTTCAGCTCCGAACAGGTCGGGCGCGCGCTGCGCAACCGGCCGTCGTGGTCCGGCTTTGCGAACTCGCTTGTCGGCCGGCGCGCGCTCGAAGGCAACTCGATCGTGCGCAGCGACGAGCTGTACCCAGTCGTCGAGTACGACGGCGACATGCCTGCCGATGCCCTGCTGGTCTTCCTCGACCAGCTCCTCTTCGAGCAGAAGATCAACGAGGAGCAGCGCGCCGATATCATGGCCGAGGTGCAAGAGGCCAACGCGGTCCACTTGAACTGCAACGTCTGGATGTGCGGTGGCACCGTGCTCAAGGTCGCCGTGAACCCGGTCGACCACTGCTCGCAGATGTACAAGTTCTTCGTCTTCGAGGACCGCGAGGACGGCCCCTTCGGGCGCAGCGTGTGCAGCCTGTTGCGCGAGCCGCAGCAGAACGTGCGGATGCTTTGGTCGGCGATCCTGCTCAACTCGATGATGAGCGCCGGCGTGCAGATCGCGCTGAAGAAGGGCGCGCTGGTGCCGCTCGGCGGGCAGGCCATCGACTACCGCTTCACGAAGCCTCGCGTCTGGGCCTACAACGACGACATCGAGGACATCCGCAAGGCCATGCAGGTGTTCCAGATTCCCAACGTCGTCGGCGCACTGGTGCCCGTCTACGAGCGCGCCAAGCTCAACGGCGGCGAGCAGATCATGCTGCCGGCCATTGCGCAGGGCGAGCCGACGCAGGCCGTGCCGACCAGCTCGGGCCTTGCGATGCTGATGAACGCCGCCAACATCGTGCAGCGCAGGCTTGCCGCGCGATGGGACGACGAGGTCACGACACCGATCATCACCGACTTCTACGAGTGGAACATGAAGTACGGGCCTGACGAAGCCAAGGGCGACTACCTCGTCCGGGCGCGGGCGTCCTCGCACCTGTTGGTCAAGGACATCCAAGCGCAGCACTTCCTCAATGCCCTGAAACTGTTCCAGTCCAACCCGCTGCTCCAGCCGCGCATGAAGGACGCCGCGTGGGCCGAGGAGGCGTTGCGGATCATGGACATCGACTTTCATCGGTTCCTCCTCAGCGAGGAGGAGTTTGAAGCGAAGATGGCCGAACAAGCCAAGGGCGCCGCGCCGGATGCCGAAACCCTCAAGGCGCAGGCCGCCGCCAAGGTCGCCGAGGCGCGCATCACGGAGGCGCAGGCCATGGCGCAGTACCGTCAAGCTCAGGTCCAGTTGCAGGCCGAAGACCGCGCCCTCGACTACGAGGACAAAATCGCCGACCGCGAGACGCGCGAGCGCATCGCAGCGATGCAGGTGCAGGCGGCGATGGCCGGGCTCAACGCCGAACAGCAGCAGCGGGTCATGGAGTTGCAGGCTGCCATGCAGCGCGAGGCTGAACGCAACGCGACCCAGACCCGCATCGCCGGCATGCGTGTTGCCGCCGAGGCCGAGAAGGCTGCCATGGAAGCGGAACGTGACCGCTTCGAGGTCGCCGCCGAAGCCAACACCGAACCCGGACCGAGGCTGGCATGAGCCTGCACACCAAGATCCGCCGCGGCACCGCAGAGCATTCGGCCCTCGTCGAGTACGTCGACGCGCGCCTCACCTCGCACCGTTCCCAGCTTGAATCGACCGACGTGCCGATGGAAAAAGTCCCGGCATTGCGCGCTCGAATCGCCGAGCTGAAGACGCTGCTCTCCCAACTGAACGAGGACCGCACCGATGAATGACCCCACCGACATCCAGAACATGACCGACGAGCAGGCCTTCGCGGCCGCCCTCGCGAACGATGACGCCGAGGGGCAGCCCGCAGCCGGCGAGGCGCCGGCCACGGCGGCCGCTGGCGATGGCGGCGGGGCCGAACCGGGCGCCCCGGCCAGCGGCGGCGATCCCGCCCAAGACCATCCGGCCGGGGGTGTTGACACCCCCCAGAATCCTGCGCAGCCTGCCCCCGAGGACGACATCTTCGCCTCGCTTCCAGACAGCGCCCGGCCCTACGTCGAGTCGCTACGGAACCGGGCCGCAGAGCTTGAGTCCGCCGTCCAAGCGACGAAGCAGGAACTTGCGCGAGCGCGCAACGACCACGCCGCCATGGCCGGGAAGCTCAGGCCGCTGCAGCAGCGGTTGAGCGAACTGGAGAAGGCCCAGCGCCAACAGCCAGCGCCCGCACAGCCGGCGCAGGCGCAGCCGGAAACCGTCGAAGACCTCGACGCCTTCCTGCAAACCCCCGAATGGAAGCAGTACGCCGAGACGTTCCCGAACGAAGCGGCGGTGTGGGAGAAGGGACAGCGGGCCTCCGTCGCAGTCGCCGCCAAGCTTGCACGCAGCGAAGCCCAACGCGCCGTCCGCGAGATCGAGGGACGTTTCGCGCCGACGATCAACCGCATCGAAACCGAGTCCGCCAAGAGGGCGCACGAGGCCGCGATCGCTGATCTCGCAAGCGAACACCCGGACTGGCAGCAGATCAATGCCGACCCCCGCTTCAGCGAGTGGTTCGATGGCGAATACCTGCCGGCACAGCTCGACGTCGTGCAGCAGGCCTTCGCCGACGACAACTACGCCCGCAGGCAGCTCTCGAATCCGGGGTTCGTCAAGCGTCTGTTGCACGAGTACAAGGCGCGCATCGGCAGCCAGAGCACACCAACGGCGAAGGCCGCACAACCTCAGGCGCGCCAGCAGGCGCCGGCGCGACTGGCCGTAGCCGCCGCTCCCGCCATCCCGCCGGCCGCGCCGCGCACCCGCGCCGCGATCGAAACGATGACGGACGGGCAGGCATTCCGCGCCGCACTCAACTCCGACGACTAACCCCTACCCGCAGGAATCCCCATGAACACCTACCAGCCCGGCAGCGCCACCAGCGGCAACCCGACCAACGTTTACAACATGGGCCTTGTCCTCAAGGCCGTGAACGTGGTCGAAGTCCTCGATCGCGTGGTCAAGACGATCAGCGTCCCGATGAACAAGAACGAGACGGTCAACATGATGCGGGCCGTCACCCCCGAGCCTCGCCTCACCGAGGTCGCCGAGGGCGTCAACCCGGCGCCGCGCGCGCTGACCTACGAGAACGTCACCTCGACCTTCGAGGAGTTTGCCGAGACGTTCGCCGTCAGCAGCCGTCAGGCCGAGCTTGGCGAGCAGAATGTCCTCGTCGATTCGCGCGATCGCCTCGTCGACCTGATGAAGCGCACCCGCGAGAAGAATGCGTGGTTCGAGTACCGCTCGGGCACGCTGCGCATCTTCAACACCGGCGCAATCTCGCTGCGCTCCGGCGTCAACGGGCCGATCACCCTCGGCCGCCTGCGCACGGCGGTGCGGACGCTCAACAACAACCGCGCCCCGTACATCACGGCGATCGCCAAGGGCTCGCTCAACGTCGGCACGGTGCCGACCGAGGCGGCCTACATCTGCCTCGCCCACACCGACTGCCGGGCCGACATCCGCCGCATCCCGGGCTTCGTGCCGCAGCCGGCCATGGGCGGCTCGCGGGTCAACCTGCCGGGCGTCTTCGGGCAAGTCGACGACGTCATCTTCATCACCTCGCCCGAGTTCGAGCCCTTTTTCGGCGAGGGCGCCGCGGTCGGCGCCACCAACATGCGCTCGGCCGGCGGCACCAACGTCGACGTCTACAGCTACGTGCTGTTCGGTGCCGAGGCGCTCGGCAAGTGCAACCTGCAGGGGCGTGGCAATGGCGGGCTCGGTGCGGTCGAAATGAACGTGCTGGATCGCGCGGACAAGTCGGACCCGACCAACCAGCGCCGGCTGGTGTCGTGCCGGTGGTGGGACAACCCGGTCATCATGCAGCAGCTCCATGTCGTCCGCATCGAGGCGGGCGCCACCGAGAACATCGAGTGACCTGACGGGGCCGGCTGACCCCGGCTCCTCCTTCCACCATCACCGAGATCACGACCATGACGCAGCTCTTCACCGACCTCTACCGCACCCCGCCGAACGCCAATGCCGGCGCGCGCCCGATCTACGAAGGCCCGACCGTCGGGCGCCGGGGCCAGACCATCGTTCGCTTCGCGCGCTACACCGGCGCCATCACCTTCAACGCCACGCCGGCCCTCAACAACGTGCTGAACATCGCCGGCGGCTTCCTGCGCGGCGAGCAGCTGCTCCAGTTCACCAACATCCGCTCGGCCGACCCCGACGCCGCCAACGACTTCACCTTCAACCTCGGCTGGCGCATCGGCACCGCGGCCAACCCGGCTGCAGCGTTCGCGACCAACAGCAATGCGATGCAGGGCACCGTCGCTTTCAGCCTCGGCATCGACACTCTCGCGGCGACGCAGGCGGCGGCCGAGGGCGACGAGCTGATCCTGACCCCCACGGCCGGCGCGGCCGAGGTGGCAACGGTCACGCACACCTTCGTCGTCCAGTCCTTCGCGGCGTAAGCCCGCCCGGAGATCCGGGATGGCGATACCATAGTGGCGGCCGCCTTGGCCGCCACTGTCCATGCACCCGGAGGAACGATGAACGCCACCATCGAATCGCGCATCAAGGAGGCGGTCAAAACCCGCTTCGAGCGCAGCACCACCGACGATTTGCTCGAGTACCTCGGGCACTTCGAGCTTCCCGTCCACGACACCGACACGCAGGAGAAGATGCGCAACCGCATCCTTGCGCACCTCGGCATGTCCAGCTCGGCCAGCGAGGCCGTGCGCACCCAGCAGAAGACGGCCAAGGCCAAGGAAGACATCCGGCCGCCGTACAACCTGACCCCGAACGGGCTCTGGGGCGGTCGCCGCTACCTCGTGAAGCTTCTTCCTCCGCAGGGCAGCAAGATCGGCCGCGCCGAGGCCATCGGCTGGAACGGCAAGGCGACCTACTGGCTGCCCTACAACGAGACGCACGCCATCCCCGAGCCGATCTACGCGATCCTCAAGGACCGCCGGCAGCGCGTGCCGAAGACGATCCGCGTCAAGCATCCCGACGGCCTCGAGACGATGACTACGGAGTGGGAGTTCAACGAAATGCCGATGGTCGACTACGGCGTCGATCCGAAGACGGCGCACCTCGCCGGCTGCATCGCCGAGTGGTATCAGGGCAAGAAGCCGAGCTGGTTCAAGGAGCGCAGCACGCGCGAATTGCAGACCATCGCCGGCCTGCTGGACATCCCGCTGAAGAACAAGAATGGCGCGCTGGAAGTTTCGAAGTCCAACGAGGAACTGGTTTCTGACATCTTCGTCAGCCTCTTCAGCTACCCCGACGTCGAAGACGCCAAGGCTGCCTGATGAACTACCTCCAGCTCGTGCAGGCGTTGCAGCGGCTGCTCCGCGCAACCGTGGACAAGCTCGGCGATGCGCCGACCACGGTTCGCAATCAGACCGGCATCAACGACGAGCTGGTTTTCTTCGTGCGGCAGGCGTGGCTGGACATCCAGAACTCGCACCCCGGATGGCGCTTCCTCTGGCGGGAGGGCCTGTTGACCCTCCCGCTCGGCAGCGACGTCGTCTCGCCGGCCACGCTCGCCGACTACGGGGCGCCGATCCTCGCCGAATCGGAGGAGCGGCGCTTCATCACCCTGCGCGGCTCGCCCACCGAAAGCGAGTCGCCGGTGGCCTTCGTGCCATTTCCCGCGTTCCAGCAATCGACCATCGACCGTGGCACGCGCGGACCGGGCCAGCCGTCCCGATTCACGATTCTTCCGGATGGCCGGCTGCGCTTCGATGCTCTCGCCGACCGCGCCTACACGGTGCGACTCAACTACCGGCGCACGCCGCAAACGCTGGTCGACGACGCCGACATCCCACTCTGCGCGGAGCGTTACCGCATGGCGATCGTGTGGTGGGCGATTGTGCGCTACTACTGCACGACGCGCGACGGCGCTGAGCGTTTCCGCCAGAAGGCGATGGTCGAGTTGCAGCGCGAAATGCAGAAGCTGAACAACAACGAGGTCATGGAGGCGCTGATCCCCGAGGGGATGCTGTGAGCATCCGCAGGACCGCCATCGCACTGCACGGCGGACTTGACCTGACCACTCCGGCCCCGCTCGCGCGAAACGGCACCCTCTCCGACTGCCTGAACTACGAGGTCGCCAACCGCCGCGGCTACACCCGCGTCGACGGCTTCGAGCGGTTCGACGGCCGGCCAGGCGTCGCCGAGTACCGCATCCTGCGACTGACGCTGGCCAACGTCGTTGGCCAGTTCAACGTCCGTGCGCGCGTGCGCTTTGTCGTCGGCGCCCAGCCGCTGCCGCACCAAGGTGTCGACGGGTTCGTGACCAGTGCCGAGGCGGTGACTGGCGGCTTAATCCTCGGCGTAGCTTTCGCCGGAGGCATGGCCGATCCTTCGCTTCCCGACACCCTGACCACCGTGGTTGGCGGATCGACCGCCACCGCTTCGGCCTTCGAGTCGCTTGAGCAGCCGATCGGGCAGCAGGCGGACTTTGACTTCGCCCTGCGCGAGCTGGCAACGGCGCGCCGCGCCCAGATCACGGCCGTGCCGGGCCGCGGCGGCAGCGAAGTCCTCGGCGGCTTCGTGCTGCGGAATCAGGTCTATGCGATTCGCGACCTACCGCGAGCCTTCTTCGAGGGCGGCTACTACACCGATGCCGACGAGGGCCTGTTCGTCGAGGTCGACGGCCAGCGACACCAGATCCTCGAGGCGCGCGTCCTTGGTCCGCTGTCGGGCTTCGTCGCCTACGACCCGATCCCCGGCAGCCCGACGGCGCCGCTGGCGCCCGGCGTCGGCACGCCGACCCTGACCACCCTTCCCGTCACCGGCAGCCTGCCGGGCGGCTTCGTCGGCATCCCCTACGCCGCCGGCCTCGAGGCCACCGGCGGCTCGCCGCCCTACTCGTGGTCGATGGCTGGCGACGCAACGAGCCCTCCGTCGCCGCCGCAGCCGGGCGACCTGTCGGAGATCGTGTTCCAAAGCGAGGTCACGCCGGCCGCCCTCTGGCGGGCCACCGCAAACGGCTGGGTCCGCGTCGCGGCCGGGCGGGAAATGGCCTTCAGCGCCGGTACGGCCGGCCTGCGCTCGCCGCCGCGGTCGCAAGATCCGGGCGTCGCCGAAGTCCGCAACACGGGGTGGGTGTTCCCGACGCAGTCCACAATCAATGGAGTGGCGGAGCCGAACTTGAACGACGACGACGGCGTCACGGCCGCGCTGTCGGATGCAGACGGACAGACCATCCTCTGCCGCGGCTTCAGCTTCCCCGGCCTTCCTGACGGCGCCCAGATCGTCGGCATCGAGGCCCGCATCGAGCGGCAGAGTAACGCCGGGGCCGTGGCGACGGATGGCGTCGTGGCCCTCGCAGGAATCAGCGGCGGCGTCGACAACAAGGCCGGCGGACCGTGGCCGGTGGCACTGACCGCAGCGACCTATGGCGGCGAGACGGATCTCTGGGGCAGCGAGACGATCACCGTCGACACCGTCCGCGGGGCCGCTTTCGGCGTCCTCGCGGTGGTCCGTCGCGCGGACCCGGCGCAGGCGATCATCGCCACGATCGACCATGTGGCCGTCCGCGTCCACTACGTGGAGCGTGGCGGCAGGCCGGCGTGGGTCTGGGACGGCGCGACCGACGTCCCCATCACGATCATCAACGTGCAGGCGCTGGAGGGCGACGCCGGCCAGAGCAGCGCCCGCGGCCACCTGACCATCGAGGCCGCCGCCAACTCGGCCAAGTCGCGACTGATCCGCAGTGGCGATCAGATCCGCTCGGCGCCGGCCGGAGGCGGCGACCTTCTCGGGCTTGTGGCGTCTCGGGATCGGCCGGTCTTCCTGCCGGGGCAATTCGAGGTCGACAACAACCGCTCGCAGTATCAGGTGCTGGTCGCCAACTTCTTCGGACAGGATCGCTTTTCGGCCGCCTACGGCGTCAGCGGCGCCGGCCCGGCCTTCGCCTTCGATGGCCGTCACATCATCAAGGTGCGCGCCCCACTTTCGCCCGGCGAGGACATCCCGCGGCACATCGCAAAGCACGGCTCCTGCTTGATGCTCGGCTACTACAGCGGGGCGCTATTGCATTCGGCGGTCGGGCAGCCCTACGAGACGCGCGGGGCGTTCGGCGCCGGCTCGATCGAGACTGGCGACCGGCTCACGGCCCTGACGCCCGGCGGCGGCGACGCGCTGGTCGTCGTCTGCGAGTCCAGCACGTTCGTCTTGCGCGGCTTGTCGCCGACGTCCTACACCCTGCAAACCGTCTCCGCGAGGCGAGGCGCGATCGAGTACACGCTGGCCGACCCCGGAACGGCCATCATTGCCGACAGCTTTGGCCTGTTCGCCGCCGAGACGCCCGAGTCGTTCCAGCCGGCCGCGCGCCGCTACTTGAGCACGCCGGTCGAGCCGTGGTTGCGCGAGCGCCTGCAGGCCACGATCAGCAACGAGCAGCGGTTCCTGCGGCCGGTCGCGGCGATGGCCGTGCGGTCGAAGAACCAGTACCGGCTTTACTTCCGCGATGGCGCCGTGCTGACCCTGACCAGCACTGAGGAAGGCGTCGAGATCACCCGCCAGCGCCTCGGCACCGCCGCTGGTTTGGCGATCCGCAGCGTGTGGTCCGGGATCGACGCCTCCGGCCGCGAGCGCCTGTTCGCATCATTCCTCGGCGCCAAGCAGGGGCTGGTATTCGAGCTGGACGCCGGCCGCAGTTTCGACGGCGAGCCGATCCGGGCAGTCGCCAGCCTCAACCCCTTCAATGCTGGCGCGCAGTCCCAGCTCAAGAAGTTTGACCGCTTCTTCGTCAGCGGGGCGGCCGGCGTTGCCAGCCTCGCCGTGACGGCGGGCGCCAACGGGCAGGCCGCGGGCGGCGAGCCGGCGGCACTGGTCATCGGCGGAGCCGGACAGCCGGCCACTAGCCCGAACGGCAGTCGCCGGAACAGCAAACACGGGGCCTTCCACATGGGGCGCGAGGCCTACGACCTGTCCCTGCGCTTCGAGAGCTTGACCGACATCGAGGCCCCCCACACCCTGCAATACATCGAGCCGTACCTCGACGGCTTGGGCGACAGCCGAGGCGAAACCGGAGCCTGACATGCCGATCCTGATGCCCTATCGAGCGGAGTTTCCGCAGCACCAAGACTTGGGCGGCGGATCGACGCCCGTGCCTCTTCCCGTCCCGCAGCCTGTTCCCGGCGGCGGCGTCTACGACCTACCCGTCATCCGCCAGCCAGCGCCCCAAGACGACTCCATTTTCGTCCCGACGAGGCCGCGCACGCCAGAACAGACCCCGGTTTCGACCACGAGGCCGCGCACGCCAGAGCCCATCGCGCCGACGATCACCCCGCCCAAGCCACGAATGCCGGAGCCTGTCTCTGGACCGGGCACAGCGCCGGTGGCGCCCACGGTGCCAGGCTCGCAAGTGTTCGCTGCGGCCACGCCGGCCGCTGGCCCAGTCCGAATCATGGACTGGAGGCAGGGCATGGCCGAGACGAACCGCGAGGCGATCACCCGCTCGGTGCAGGATAACGAGCTGACCAGCAAGCAACTGGCCCGCCTGCTCGACGAGAACGGCCGCTTCATCCAGAGCGCACGGCTTCGCGCTCGCGAGCGTGCGGCCGATGGCGGCATGCTGATGTCGAGCATGGCGGCCGGCGCTGCCGAGCGTGCGGCCATCGACTCTGCGCTCCCCATCGCGCAGAGTGACGCCAGCACGTTCTTCCAGACTGCGAGCGAGAACATGCGCGCGCAGAACGAGGACTCGATGGCCGATCAGGGGCAGGGACGGCAGTTGTTCGGCCAAACCATGTCGCTCGACGCCAACCTGCAGGACAGCGCGCTGGCGCGGCAGCACCAGTCGGCCGAGAACGCCGCCAACCGCGCTTTCCAAGGCGCCATGGCGGCCGAGGATCGCAGCCTGACCCGCGAGCAGAACGCCATGCAGCGCGAGCTGCAGCGGATGATGCAGCAGGAGGGCTTCAGCCACCAAGCGGCGCAGTCCGAGCTGGATCGCCGCATGACGGCCGACCAGAACTACCTCAGTCGCCGACAGGCTGCGGACATCGAGGCGAATCGCCTGACGCAGGCCCGCTTCGACACTTTCGTCAACATCCAGACCATGCGCGAGGGCCAGCTTGCGCAGACGCTATCCTCGATCTTCAGCAATCCGAACCTCAACGCGCAGCAGCAGGCCGCGGCCGCCGAGAACGCGCGCGCCATCTTCAACTCGCTCAACTCGGCGACGAACGCAACCCTGTCGGCCGGCGTGCCGCAGATCTTCGCGACGCCCTTCGTCCGGCCCACGGCGCCGGAGCCTCAGCCGCCTCCGCCCGGTAGGCCATGAACGTCGGACGCGCCACGCTTAACGACCTTCCTGCGATTCTGGAGTACAGCAGGCAGGCGTTCGCGCGCTCGGTGACGTACCAAGCCACCGGCTACAACGAGGTGATCTGGGCGAACACGCTGCGCGGCGTGTTCCGCGACAGCGCGACGATGCCGGTGTTCATCGCCCGCCGCGCTGGCAAGGTTTGCGGCCTGCTGGTCGGCATGAAGCTCCCGATGCCGTGGTCGGCCGGGTTCTGCGCGACCGACTTGGTTTTCGTGGCCGACGCAGGCGGCGATCGTCTGCTGCGGCTGTTCCTCGCTTGGTGCAAGCAGCAGCGCATCCGGCGCATCGACATGAGTGTCAGCGACACCTCCGCAAACGCCGAGCGCATCGGCGCCCTCTACGAGCGAGCCGGCTTCAGTCGCGCCGGCGGCGCTTACTACCGCATCGAGGCCTCCCCATGAGTGCAGTTCGCCGGGCCGTCCGCAGCGTCGGCCGTTTCGTCCGCAAGCACTGGCGCAGGATCGCCACGGTAGCCGCCGTTGTCTTCACCGCTGGCGCAGCGGCCGGCGGTCTTGGCGCCGTCAAAGGCTCGTTTGCGCAGCGCGGCATCTTGGGCGGCATCGGTTCCACGCTCAGAGCCGGCGCGTCGGCCATCGGGAGAGTGGTGACCGGACAGGGGTTGACCGCGGCAAGGACGGCGGCGCAGACGGCGCTGGGCGTCGCCCCCGGCGCGACGACGGCCTTCGGCACGGCGGCGCAGGTGGCCGCCCGGGTGCCAGCCGGGACGCTGCCGACGACCGCGACCACCGCAACCAGCACGACGCCCCGCCTTCTGGCGCGGCCCACGACCACCGCGCCCGTCACGCCTCCGGCGGGTGGCCCCGGCTGGACGCTGCCGACCGTGACGCCACCCGTAGGCGCACAGGCCCCGGTCGGCCCGGTCGGCCCGGTTACGCCCCGGCCGCCGGGTGGTTTCTGGAACAGCCTCGGCGGTGCCGCGCTGATCCAAGGCGGCATCGGCGCGGCCAGTGCGGCGCTGGCCAGCCGACAGGGCGAGGAAAGCGAGCCGCTGGCCTACTGGGGCCGCGATGCCCGCGACGGCACCGGCGGCGTTTCGCCGGGCCAGCTTGCCTTCGCGCCGGCCGGGGTGTACGGCAGTGATGCTTCGTGGCAGCCTCCCCGCAACGCGGCCGCGCGGCGGCTACTGATGGACCCCAACGACCGCGGGGGAGGGTGACATGCAGGACATCGACGTCGACACCGAAACCTTTGAGGCGATGGTCGCCGGCCTCAACCGGCACATCTTCGGCGCGGCCGAGGCCGACATCCTGCGCGCGCTGCGGGAGTCGCAGGACATCGCCAGCGATGTCGGCATGATGGCTTTGACGCTGGTCCAGACCGCAGCCGAGCAGGCTGAACAGGCCGGGCGCGAGTTTGACGTAGACATGTTGATCGGCGTTGCCACCGAGGTGATCGACAGTCTCCTCGAAATGGCCGAGGCGGCCAAGCTGATCGAGGACGCGAAGGACGAGGCGCTACTGGAAGACGCCCTGTTCGCGGCCGTGCAGGCCTATGCGACGACGGCCGAGCCGAACAGTGACGAAGCCGAGGCCGCGCAGCAGATGCTTCAGCAGATGGCCGACGACGGGATGCTCGACGAGGCGCAGGGTGTTGTGGCCAAGATGGGCGCGCGCCATGGCGTCGACCCGTTCGCCGACGACGACGGCGTGGCTGGCATTGACCCGCGCGCACGCCCGGCGCAGCCTGCCGCGCAACCGGCGCGGGAACTGATGGTGGGCTGACCATGTCGAGGACGAGGAACAGGGCACTGATGGGGTTCGCACTCGGCGCGATGCAGGGCGCCCAGCAGTTCTTCCAGACGCGGGCCGCGCAGGAAGCCGAGCGGCTGAAGGAAGAACGGCTGGCCGCCATCCGTGCGGAGGACCGCGCCTTTTCCGTCGCGCAGGCCGACCGGCAGATCATGGCGCAGCGCGAGCGCGACGAGTTGCAGAACGCGGCGCTGCTTGAGCGCGACACCCGGCAGGCGACGACGCAGGCGGAACGTGATGCCGCGCAGCGCGCGCACGCGGAAAAGTTGGCGGCTGCACAGATCGCCGCGCAGCGCGACATCGCCAGCATGCGCCCGGAGCCGCGCGAACAGCCGGTGTCGATCATCGTAACCGACCCGGAGACGGGCAGGCAGCGCACGAGGTTCGTCTTGCCAAGCCAGCTCGTTGAGCAGAACCAAGGCTACGTCGATGGTCTCCCGGCGGCGGCCGCGGCGTCGATCCAGAACGCCGAGTTGCGCGCTCAAGAGCATGGCGCAGCGGGCAGCGAAGCACGTCACATAGGGTCGCGGAATACGCGGCTCGTGCCTATGGATGGCGATTTTTGCTCCTTAGAGGACGGAAGGGTAGGCAGATTCAAGGGCGGCGTTTGCGTCGCTAATTGAGGGGAAAACATGAAGCCCGTATGGCTGCCGAACGGCAACCCGCTCTGGGTGCCCGACGACTACACCGACGAGCAGATCGCGGCCGTCATCGCCCAGATGGACCGGCGCGACCTCGTGGCCAAGCGCGGAACGATCCGCGCCGCGGGCGACATCGCCACGGATTTCGGTGCGGGGGTCGGCAATATTGCCGCTGCCGGCATTGACCTCTTGCAGGCCGATGCGGTGCCCGAAGCAGCAACGACGCCGGGCCGAGTCCGCGAGTTGATGGGCGATCGTGTCGGTGATGCCGTCGAGGCGCTGTACGCTCGCACACCAATGGGGTCGTTCGACCGCCGAGCCGTGCGGGCGCGCGAGGTCATCGGCGGCGCACTGGGCGGCGTGGGTGGGTTGCTCGAAGCCGGCGCCGACGCAGCGCGCGTCGGCGAGGCCGGGAATCGCGCGGCCGGCAACGAGTTCATGGCCGGCGTGGCGGACGTTGGCGGCCGCGCACTAGGCGCGCTGGGCGCTGGTGCGAGCTGGCTCGGCGACCGCGTGAGCGGCGACATTGCCGAAGCCCGCGACGAGGAGAACGCGCGCCGCGCCCGCGAAGGGCGCCCCACGCTGGAGCAGGAAACGCAGCAGCAACTGGCGAGTCGCGTCGCGGGCGGCATGTCCGGCTGGATCGACGAGACGGCCGACAGTCTGCGCAGCGACTACGCCAAGGCCATCTCCGCGGACATGGCAAAAGCCATCGATGGCGGCGTCGGCAGCACGGCTCGCTTCATTGCGGAAAGCCCGGGCGAGGCGTTGAGTGCCGTTCTCGGCGGCTCTCTGGCCTACCTGCCGTTCGGCCTGCTTTTCGGCAGGGCGGTCGCGCTTGCCGGCGGGAGTAGCGCGGCGGCGACCACCGCCGCCGTGCAAGGCACCGGCGGCATCATCACCGCTCAGGCAGCCGAGGGCGCCCGCGACCTCGTGATGAACATGAACGAGGAACAACTGTCCGGCGTGCCGGAGTACCAAGCCGAGCGCGAGGCCGGGCTGTCGCACGAGCAGGCCCAGCTTGCGATTGCGGCCCGAGCCTACGATGCCGCGGCCGGCGCTGGTGCCGTCCTGAACGCGGCAACGGGTGCGGCCGCGCAGCGGCTTGGGCTTGTGCCGGTCGAGCAGATCCTCGCCGGCGGCGGACGTCTGCCCGGCGTCGGCCGGTTGATGGGTGCCGCTGGCGCCGCGGTTCGCGAGATCCCCGGCGAGGGCCTGCAGGGCGCCGGCGAGGCGCTGGGCGCCAACCTCGGCGGCGTCGGTGCCGGAACCATGCAAGCTGCCGACGCTTTCGACGGTGTGGCCGCCAACGCGCTGCTCGAGGCGGTGGCAGGCGGCGGCACTGGCGCCGCGGTGGGCGCCATCGCACCGGAGCAGGCCGCGCCGCCGCAGCGTGTGGCCGAGAATCGGACCAGTGTCCCGACCGAGCTGACGGCGCCGGCCGAGCAGGGCGTCGAGGACGTTCGCCAGATCTTCGCGGCGGCCCGCGAGCAGCGTGCCGACCCGCTCGGGCCGGTCGAGCCGGTCGAAACCGGACAGCCCGACGCGGCAACGCCGGCCCGCACCTTGATGGCCGACCCTGCCGACCCTGCCGACCCGCTCGAGGCCCAGTTGCGGGCGCGCGGGCTGGCCCCTTCAGTGGTGGCCGGTCGTTCGGCCGAGGATCAGGCTGCTGCCGAGGCGCTGGCGGCACGCGAGGCAGAGCGCGCGGCACAGCAGCCGGCTGCGGCGCGGCAGCAGCCCGAAGCGCAGCCGGACGCAGCGCCGATGACGGCCGCCACCACAACTCCGGTTGCCTCGGCGGTGGCCGGCGAGCCGCTGCAAGCGGCGCCGGACGGGACGGAGGAAGCCGAGCGAGTGCGCCGGGTCAAGCTGCCGATGGACCAGCGCGCGATGGAGGGCGAGATCGCCCTGCCGCCGATCGTGGCCGATGGTCCCGTGCAGCCGCCAGTTTCGCCCGTCGCCCCCGAGGTGGCCGTGGCCGTGGCCGCCGATCCGGGGCGGATCAGCTTCAGGGACAACGACGTCGTTGCTCGGGCCAAGCTCGAGCAGACGTTCCTTGGCTTCGGCATCGACCCGGAACTGGCGCGCACCATGGCGCAAAGCGACACCGTTCCGAGCGGGGCGATTCGCGACAGCGTTACGGGCGGCTTCGATGGCCGCGCCGATGGCGTCAAGGCCGGCACGTTGCAGCGGGCGATCGACCATGCCGAGCAGACGGGCGAGGAGGCGGTTTTCGTCAGCGCCGACATCAGCAACCTCGCCGGCCTCAACAAGTTCCACAACGACGTCGCCGATGACGCCAACCGGGACTTCCGCGGCCTGACCGACATCATGCTGGAGGAGCTGCGCGGCACTGGCGGCGATGTCGTGCCGATGCGCACCGGCGGCGACGAGATCGGTTACGTCGTCGTGAACGCTTCGCAAGATGCTGTCAACGCGGCGATTGATCGGGCCAAGGGTCGGGCTTTGGAGTATGCTGAGGCGCGCGGGTTCGATCAGATTCCGCACACGAAAGCATCCCGCACCGACAGGGGTGTCACGTTCCACACTGGGACTGCGGCCATCGAGCCGCGGATGTCGGTCGATGAAATCGCCCGGCGAGCCGATCTTGGCGTGAACCAAAGCAAGCTCGCGGCCACGGCGCCGCAGGAGGACACCGATGAGCGAGGAGAAGCGACTGAAGCGCCTCGGAATGTTGCACCTGATCGACAAGCCGGTCGAACTGGAGGCCGAGACGAGGCGGCAGATCGAGGCGCTGGACGCGAAGGCGGCCGTGCTGAGGAAGGCCCGCTTGGCGAAGGGCGTCCAACCCCGCAGGACGCCGCGCCCGGCGTAACCCGCGCCGCGCCGGCAGGCCCGGCCGCATCCACCGCGCCGGCACGCCCGGCGGCGGCCCCTGCCGCTGCGCCCGTCGAGCAGGCCATCCGCGCCGCCATGCAGGCGCTTGGCATCCCCGACAGCGCCGTCGTGCTGGCACCGTCTCCGGGCAGCCACTACGGCGAGGACAGCGCCGCCGCGATGGGCCTCGACGACCGCACCGAGGGCGTCTACGACCGCGGCCGGGTCATCCTCTTCACCGACCAGATCGCGAGCCCGGCCCGTGCCGTCTGGGTCTTCCTCCACGAGCACAGCGGCCACCACGGCCTGCGCACGCTACTGGGCGACCGCTACGCCGCGGCGATGAACTACGCCGCCAGCAACCCGCTGGTGAAGGCGGTCGCTGCCGACATCCGCGCGGAGGCCGAGCAGGAAGCCGACGCAGGCCAGCAGGGCGCCCGGCAACTCACCGACCCCAACCTCTTCACCGAAGAGGCCCTTGTCGAGATCCAGGCCGCTGTCGTCACCGGCGACTTTGAGGCCCTGTTCGGCCGCTACCCCAGCGCGCGCGCCGCCGGCCGGGCCGGTGCGCCGTCCCTGATCCAGCGGATCCTGAGCGCCATCAAGGCCGCCCTCGGCCGGCCCGACATCCCGAAGATGACGGATGCCGAGCTGGCGCAACTGCTGAGCGATGCGCGCAGCATGGCCCGGACTCGGCCGGGTCCGCCGGACGCCATGATGGGCGACGCCGTGGGCGAGGGGTCCGAGGCTTCTGCGCAGGCGCAGAGCCGAGCCGAGGTGCGGCAAGGCCACAACGTCATCTTCGAGGTGGCGCCGGACCCGGCAGACGCTGCGGCCATGGCGGACTGGCGCAGTCTCGACGATCGGACGAAGCGCCAGATCACGGCCAGCGTCGGCGCTGCAGCGGTCGACGAGGTGGCCGCAGCCTTCGGGCTGGAGCCGAGCGCCGTCAAGAAGCCCGTCACCGCGCTGGGCGGCTTCGGTGGGGAGATCAACAGCAACCAGATCGCCGCGTTCGCGCGTTCGCGCCTCGACTACCCGCAGGCCGAGGCTTTCGCCGCGGCGATCGGCGAGGCCCTTGACCAAGCCAGTGTCGTGCTGGTCGACGGGCGCGCGCCGAGCCGCAACAACGCCGTTCGCATCACGCTTGAGCGCGGCAGGATGGAGCCGCACGCGGCCGAATTGTGGTCGGCGATTACCAGCGCGATCCCGGTGCTCGCCGGCGAGGGGTTCACCGTCCGCGGCGGGTCGCTGGAGTTCCTGCACTGGACGGGCGTGCCGAACGAGGAAATGGCGAGGATGGTACAATCGGCCGTGGCGCCGCTTCCGATCAGCGCCACGGCTGCCTACGGCGAAATCAACTCGGTACTGGTGGGGAGAGACAGTTATGCCTTGCACATTCAAGGGCTACGACCCGAACTTCGCGAAAACGTCCGCACTGTCGTTGCAGACGTCCGTGCTCACACGAAACAGCGAATCGCCGACGCCGCCCGCGGAGGACGAGCCAGCCGAGGACTCGCCGGGGCAGGGCGCGATGTGGCGGACCAAGCAGCCGGCGCAGGTTCCGATGGACAGCCCGGAGTACGACGCGATGATGCGCGAGAAGCTGCAGCAGGCCTTCTCCAGTCCCGCTCGTTCCCCGCAGACGCCCCGGCCTTCCGGCAGCGGAAGCAGCAAGCCGACGCGGTAACCGCGCAGGCGATCCACTACAGCGGGTCGCCCGGCCTCTCCTCGCTCGACGGAAAGTTCGCAGGCGCCGGCTCGGCCGGTGCTGAGCGTCGCCGCTTCGGTATGGGCCAGTACGGCGCCGGCGCCGCCCCGGGCGACACCGCGCGCCGCCTGTACTTCTACGTGCAGGACGGCAACACGCCGCCGCGCAAGGAAGACGTCGTCGCCGGCAACAACCGCTACGCCGTCAGCCTGACCAACCTCTACGACGCCGACGCGGATCCGCGCGGCCTGCGCGAAGACGCGGGCTCGAACGTCGATTACTTCGAGGAGCTGGTCAACGACGCCGGCTTCGACGGCTACATCAAGGGCGGGCTGTCCGGCATCGACGGACGCATCGCGATTTTGCACGGGCTGAAGAAGAAGGTGCCAGTGGTGAGCGCGCCGATGCAGTCGCGCGCTCCGGTGCAGTCCCGCGAGACTCGGGACGCGCGCCACACCGCGGCAACGCTCCGCGAGCGCAAGTCGCAACTCGCGGCGATGCTGGCGAGCGCCGACACGCGAAACGAGCGGCTCAAGGCATGGGCGCAGCGTTCGCGCATCTTGATCGGCGAGGTGGCGACGTCACGCGACTTCGCGCAGGAGATTGCCGATGCCAAGCGCGAGCTGACGCCGCAGCGACGCGACGCGCTGCGCGGCGATCGCGAGGCGCTGAAGCGTTACGACGAAATCCGCGACATGATCGGCGACCTCGAGGTCAACCAGCGTGCCGTGCGCGGCAAGGCGCAGGAGGCCAACCGGCTGCTCGACCGGATCGAGCGCCACGAGGGCAACCTCACGGTCGCGCAGCGCGACGAGTTCGTCGCCCAGATCGGCGAAGCCCTCAACCAAGCCGAGCGCGCTTACCTCGCCGCCAAGGCCATCGCCGACTGGAGGGCGCGGAACGACTACGCGATCATCAAGGCCTTCCGCAAGCGCACCGAAACGCTCAACTTCCTCGCGAGCGAGGGCTACCAGCAAGGCTCCTTCCCGTGGAGGGAGGGCAACCTCCTCCAGTACAAGGACACCCGCCTGCGCCGCATCCGCCGGGTGATGCAGGACCGCTACATCGACCTGCGCGACATCCAGCAGCAGATCGAGCGGGAAACCGGGCGCGTGCTGGACGACCTGCAGAACACCTACCGCATGGAAAACCAGATGCACGGCAAGACCGCCGACCGCATCGACGGATTCCACCAGCGGCACCGCGACCCGCTGATCGAGAAGATCAACCGGGCTGGCCTGCACATCACGCAAGTCGAGCGCTACCTCTGGGCCAAGCACGCGCCGGAGCGCAATGCCGCCATCGCCAAGATCCGGGCCGGCGTCGTCGACGGCTCTGGCATGACGGATGACGAGGCCGAGGCGGTGCTGGCCGAGTTCACGCCGGAGCAGACCCGCGCGCTGGAGGACATCGGCCGCGACGTCGAAGCGATCCGCCGGTTCACGCTCCAGACGATGGTCGACTCGGGCCAGCTAGATCGTGAGGGTGCCGACCGCCTTCTGGCTTCGTACAAGCACTACGTCCCGCTGCGCGGCAAGGACGACGGCGACGGCGAAGAGCGCATCGGCGGGCGCGGCACCGGCCAAGGCATCAGCCTTGGCAGCAGCGGCATCACCCGCGCTCTGGGTCGCAAGACGCCGCCCAAGAACATCCTCGCCGAGCTGGTCGGCGACGCCGAGCGCAGCATCGTGCAGGCCGGCAAGGCCGAGGTCGGGCGCTCGCTGCTTCGGCTCGCGCTGTCCTATCCCAACGAGAACATTTGGCAAGTGCAGCCGGTCGAGCTGCGGCCGAAGTTCAACGAGGCCACGGGCGAGGTGTTCCTCTCCGTCGTCTCGACGCACGAGGACGCCGACTCGATCATCGTGAAGCACAACGGCAAGCCGTACCGGGTCGCCATCAAGCATCCGCAACTGCGCGACGCGCTGCGCAACACCGGCCTTGAGGGGACGCAATGGGTGGTCCGCTACATCGGCGCGGTGACGCGCTGGCTGTCGGCCGTGTTCACCCGCTACAACCCCGGCTTCGTCCCGATCAACCTGATCCGCGACTTCTCGCTCGGCATTACCGGCGTCGCCGCCGAGCTGGGTGCTGGCAGCGCGGCGAAGATCATGGGCATGTACCGCGATTCGTTCGCTGCCAGCTATCGGCAGGCGCGCATGCAGCGCGGTGATTCCTTTGTGCCGGATTCGCAGAAGACGATGGACGACTGGGCGCGAGAAGCGGCCGAGGCCGGCATGAAGTCGGGCTGGACCGCCCTCGAGGACATGGACACCCTGCAGCAGCGCATCGAGGACTCGATGCGCGGCGTTGGCATCATCGCCAAGACCGGCGTGGCCGGCGTCGATGCCGCTGCGACCTACGCGAAGAAAGCCAAGGACGTCGGCGTCGAGGCCTTCCGCTGGGTCGAAGACCTCAATGACGGCATCGAGAACGGCCTCCGGCTTGCCACCTACATTCACCTGCGCCGCGACAAGGGTTGGTCGAAGGCGAAGGCCGCCGAGTACGCCAAAGAGCTGACGGTCAACTTCAACCGTCGAGGCGTGGCGGGCTCGCTAATCAACTCGCTGTACCTGTTCTACAACGCGGCGATCCAAGGCTCGCGCAGGACGCTACAGATCATGCGCCACCCGACGACGCTTGGCGTGCTCGGCGGCCTTGCAACGACGCAGTTCCTGCTGGCGATCACCTTCGGCGCGGCGAAGTTCGGCGAGGACGAGGACGAGGACACGCTCTGGGAGAAGATCCCCGATCACGTGAAGCGCCGTGCGCTCGTCATCCCGATCGGCTTCGGCGACGACGGCTCGCCGCGGTACATCGCCATCCCGATGCCGTTCGGCTTCAACGCATTCCCCGCCACCGCCGGCTACTTCGCCAACTACATGAACCCCAACTGGGTCGCGAAGCAGGGCGATGCGCGGCAGCAGGCCGCCAACGCGATCGGCTACACGACGTCCGTCGTCATCGACGCGCTGAGCCCCGTCGCGATCGGCGAGCGATACGCCATGTGGCCGACGGCGGTGAACATGGGGATGCAGATGGCCGCCAACCGGGACAGCCTCGGGCGCTCGCTGGCACCAAGCGAGGCCTTCAGTCGCTACGACCAACCGCTCGCCAACATGTACCGGCCCGGCACTTTCGACGGCTACGTGTGGGCGGCCCGCGCCCTCAACCGCATCGGCGGCGGCAGCGAGTACCACGCGCCGGCAATCCTGCCGGGCCTGCTCGACGTCAGCCCCAACGACATCGAGTTTCTGGTCGGCCAGCTTCTCGGCGGCCCCGGCACCATCTTCAACCAGACGTGGCGCATGGGCGCACTGGCCGCGATGGGCGAGGATGTGCGCGTGAGCGACGTCCCGATCGCGCGGAGCTTCGTCGCCGACGTCCGGCCGGAAGGGCCGGAAGTTCGCGCCTTCTACAACAACGCCGACGCGATCGAGCGCGGGCTTGACCGGCTCCGCGACGCATTCGTCGAGGGCGGATCGGAAGGCTTCCTGCGCGAGCAGGCCGAGCTTGGGCCGCTGTTCGGCGACATCCGGCTAGCCGTCCGCAAGAGGACGACAGAAAACGGCTTCGCTGGCGACGTCATGGTCAACGCGCGGACAGGGAGACCGGAACTGGAGGCGCCGGAAGGCACGATGCTGCGCGAGTACCGTGACGCGCGTCAGGCGCTGAGCGATCTCAACTACGAAGCCCGGCGCATGTTCAACGACAACACGATCAGCATGATCGAGCGACAGGCGCACATCGTCCGCATCAACCGCGAGCGCGGCGAGGCCGTGCGCGAACTGAACCGCATCGCCAACCACCTCCGCAAGCAGGGCTTGCCGCGGAACTAGGCGCGGACGGCAAAGCGGGTCATGTCCTGCGATTCCCACATTTCGACGGCCTGCTGCCGCGTCGGCATCTTGGCCGTGCGCAGTCCGCAAGGGGCGCATTCGAGGAAGTACAGGTCTTTGCCAGCAACGTGGTAGAGCTTGGGCTGGCGATCGCACGACGGGCAGCCGGCAAGGCTGCCATTGATCGGGTGCTGCTGTTGCCACATGGCGCGCTCCTTGGAAAGCGCCCCGTTTCGCCGGGGCCACGCGGGCAGGTTTCCCTACGACCGTACTGCCAAGGCCGCCAGCCACTCCTGCACAAGCAGCCCCGACTGGAGGGGTGGAACGATCAGGCGTCGGAGGGCTCCAAGACGTCGTCGTCGCGGCTGTCGGCGGCGACCTTCGCGGCGCGCGGCACGGGCGGCACGGCCCGCTCGATCGCCACGCCTTCGGCGGCCAGCTTGGCGGCCTCGAGCGCATCGGGGACGCCGGCGGTGAACCGCTCCTCGACGACATGGCGCAGGGCGCGGGTGTTGTTGATCGCGTCGACGAGCCGGACATCGCCGGTCATCAAGTCACGGACGGCATACAGGGGCATGGCTTACTCCTCGGAGGCGGTGGTGGTGGTGGGCGCGCTGCCTGCCTCGTTTGCCTGCGCGTCGGTGCTGGTTGGGGTCTGAGGCTCATGCATGATCGCCGCCTGCCCGCCGCTCTCAAGCCTGCGCTGCAGCTCGGCGACGGAGCTGACGTCGGTGACGCGCTGCGCCGCAGGCGCGTGGATGTCGTCGGCCTCTTCGCGAGTGAGGAAGCCCATGCTGACCTCGGGCGCGTAGACGCGCGACCAGAACGCCGCGGCGCGGTACATGAACATCAGCTCGGGCATCGTCAGCCACTTCGAGCCGGACTTCTTGAGCCAGCCCTCGGCCTCGGCCATGCGGTAGGAGATCCACGGCCCGGCGCACAGCACGCCGCTTTCGCGATCCGTGGAGATGGCGCGCACCTGATACGCCTTGTCGAACGGGTCATCTCCACCGCGCGTCTCAAAGCGAAGCGGAGTGAACCGGCCGCAAGTGTTGACGGTCGCGATCAAGAACGACGACGACCAGCTCGGGCGGCCTTGGATGATGTGCAGGTTCTGCATCACCTGCAGCGGGTTGGTGTGCAGTCGGTCAGCGATGTCGAGAGCGATGACTACATTGGCCAGTTTCTCGGGGCCGCGGTACGCCTCGGGGACGATGGTGCTGGCGCTGAATGCGCGGGCGCGGCGCTGCATCAGCTCCCAGTTCTGGGTTGCTTCGCTGCTCTGCGGGACGAGGGCCGCACGTTCGGCGGCGGTGGTGAGTTCGGTGGCGCTGGTCATGGTCAGCCTCGGTCGGAATAGGCCCAGCCCGGGAGGGTCAGGGCTTCGATGTTGTCGGAGTACGCCGGCCACTTGCCAGCCTTGAGGCACGCGGCCATCTTGTCCATCGCGCGATGCGCGATGACGAACCCGCGCTCCTCGGCCGCCGCGTCGATGTGGTACAGGCCGACCGCGTGCGGCGGATCGCGCTCGACGGCCAGCAGCAGGTAGTGCCGGATCGGCGCGCCAAGCGTGCGGAAGCCGTCGCTGTAGAAGGCATGCTGCCGGTGGTAGCCGTACTTAGCGATGCTGCGGCCGAACTCTGCCGGGCTGGCGTCCGTCGTCGTCTTGAGGTCCATCGCGAACGAAAGCTCGGCGTTCCACCAGTCGGCGCGCGCCTTGCAACGCAGGCCGGTGCGCTCGTCCTGCCAGCGCAGCGTGACCTCCGGCTTGCCGCCTTCGATGACGAGCCGGGCCGTCTTGTGCCGCAGCACGGCCTCGCGCATCGCGAGCGCCAAGTCGCGCTCCTCCTGCTTCACGATGCTGGTGCCCGGCGGCAGCGTGGCCAGCCACGCATCGCGCGTCTCGCGGTTCTTCGAGGACTGCATCGGGCCGAAGTCCGGCATCAGCAGGTAGTCGTCGTCGAAGCTGTCGGGCTCGAGGATCGCCGAATGGACGATCCGCCCGATGCGGAAGTGCTGCTGCTCCTTGAACTCCTGCTCGGCCGTCTTCGGCTTGTTCTGCTCCTCGACCCAGTGGCGATAGTGCGCTGGGGTCCGCTCGTCGATGATCTTGAGCGCGCTGTTGCTCGCCTCGCCCAGCACCGCGCAGTGGTAGTTGGATGCCGGCACCCCTTCGAGGATGCCGACCGGATTGTCGTGCATGTTGCTCTCCTTGCGCCGCCCATCGGCGTTCCGGTATAGTGCTGGCATGACGCGGGAATGTCAAGGGTTCCGATGAAGCTGCGCAAGTACATGGCCCTCCATGGGCCGGAGAATCGCCACCTCGGCATGACGCATCCCGTGGTCAAGCAGATCGCAGCCGCGGCCGGCGTCAGCCGCCACCATGTCCATCGCGTCGCGCTCGGCCATGTCTACGCCTCGGCCCGTCTGGCCGAGATCATCCACACCATCACCCGTGGGCGGGTGCCGCCGAAGGAGACGATGAATGCACGACCCCAGAAGCCCGGGCGCAAGCCCAAACCAAAGCCCGGCGCAGCGCGCCCTCGACGAACTCGCCGAGGCCCTGCGCAGGAACCTTGACGCCCGCGGTGCCAAGCTGGTGCTGGTCCGGGCGCGCGGCTCCACCGCCGTCCGCATCGACCTGCCGACCGGCGAGAACCTGACGTTACTCGACGCGCCGCGCCTCGGCACCTACGTCCTCGGCGCGAACGAGGCAGCCGAGGACGGCCTGCCCTCGTGGCTGGACGCCACCGCATGGCGCGAATGGTCGGCCTACCGCGCCAGCATCCGCAAGCCGATCGGGCTGCGGACGCAGAACGCCCAGTGGGCGCTGCTGAAGCAGCAGCATGACCTCGGCCTGTCGCAACGCGCCTGCATCGAGCAGTCGATCCGCGGCGGCTGGGTCGGCCTGTTCCCGGCGCGAGGAACGCAGAACGTCGCCCGCGGTGCCGAGCATGTCGACGCCTTCGTCCGCGGGGGTGCGCCGTGATCGAGTCCGACAAGCGCGAGTTCGCGCAGACGCTGCAGGGCGTCTACACCGAGGTCTACCAGCGGCCGGAGCTGTCCGTCGCCGCGCTCCGGGTTTGGTGGGCCGCGCTCGAGTCCATCCCCATCGAAGCCTTCCGCGCCGCGCTGTCGGCGCATGTCAAGACTAGCCGTTTCGCGCCGACGCCGGCCGACATCCTTGCCCTCGCCGGGGGCACCCGCGAGGACGATGCGCGAGCGGCGTGGTACGTCGTGCGCCGCTCGATCGGGCGCGTCGGGCGCTACGCATCGGTGGCCTTCGACGATGCCAACATCCACCGCGCGATCAACAGCATGGGCGGCTGGCCACAGCTCTGCCAGACGGAGGAGGCCGACCTGCCGTACCGCGAGCGCGATTTCATCGCCGCCTACCGCATTGCCGCCCAGCGAGGCGGACCCTACCCCGGCCATCTTGCCGGAGTCTGCGAGATCGAGAACAACGCCCGGAGTACCGACGTCGGGCCGGCCGTCCTTATTGTTGGCGACCGGGATCGCGCGCTTGCGGTCATCGCTGCCGGGGCCGTTGCGCAACCGCTGCCGTCCGTCGGCGCCCGCCAACTTGAGGCCCCGCATGCTCCGTGAACCCATCCCGCTCGGCCGCGTCGACAACGCTCGGCCGTCCTACGAGGCGATCGCCGACGCCGCCTTCACCCACATTGCTCGGCTCGGCTGTCGCGTCGCAGTGAAATGCACGCCGGCCGGCGCCGTCTACCTCGACCGGGCCGACCGGCTGGCGGTCGGCCGGTTGCTTGTCGTCGTCATCGACCCAGCGCACAAGGTGCGATATCGCGAGCACCACCTCGAGGCCGACCTCGTGCGTCATGCGATCGAGCACGGGATCGTTTCGGAAATGCGGACGAGGAGAGCGCCATGCGCGAGCTGAAAGTGTCACCGATGATTCACGCTGCGCGCCGTGCCATGTCCCGCCGCACTGGCTCGGCGACGGGGAACTTCGTCATCGTCGGATGGGATGGCAAGACCATTGCCGGCGGCCTCAACATTCGGGTTACGCTGCCGCACGAGAAGATCACGGTGCCGCCGGACATGGCCGCCGACGAGCTGGCGGTCGAAATGACGTTGGCCGCGGCCCGGCTCAAGCCACGGATCGCCGAGGCTTTGCTTACCTACGTGCCGGAAAAGGCGACGCGCGACGCTGCGCGGAAGGCGAACAACCAGTACGGCTTGTACCGCACGAGGCGCAAGTAGTGGGACGCCGCTTCCACCACTACCACACCGTCACCGCCGCCCAGCGCGCGGCGACGAGGCCGCAGGCAACGGCCAGCAGGCACGGCCCAAGCGTTGTCTACGTCGACGGCGCTCCGGTGGTCCTACAGGCGGTCGCGAAGCAACTCGGCGTGCCGCTCGAGACGATCAGCAGGCGCGTGCGCGATGCGCGGGCGGCCGGGCGGCCGATCACGATGGATCTGCTTCTGCGCCCGATCAGCGGGGCCAGCGGCCGGAAAGGTAGGTAGCCATGGCGTCAGCCGCGCCATCGGCGGTGTAAGCGAAGCAGCAGGCATAGCCCGCGCCCTGCATGCGCAGCAAGAACTGCTCTTGTTCGTCGCTTGGCCGGCCGCATGCTGCCTTCAGCTCCAGCCACAGGCCCGGCCATCCGCTGCCGCCAGAGGCCGATGCGACTGGCACGGCGAGGAAGTAGTCGGCCACGCCGGGGCGCTGGCCCTGCGCCCGCATTTTGGCCGTGCGGATGCGAGCCGCGTTGCCTTTGCCGCCCTCGTTGGCAATGTGGATCAGATGCGCACTGAACCAGCAGGGCGCCGCATCCGCCACGACGCGCAGCCCCTCCGCCTCTTCGCTCAGGTGCAGCGCCGGGTGGATGTCGACCAGCGCAGGGGCCGGCGTTCCGGGCAGGTGCCAGCCCTTGCGGCCGCGCAGCATCTTGATCGGCTGGCCGGCGGCGAGGCGATCGGCGTTGATCCGAGAAATGCGTCGGCGCGTGGTCACGCCGCCCGCTCCTCTAGGTACATGAAGCGGTCCACGCTGTCCACGCACTCCCCGCCGGTCATCACGGGGTAGTACGCCGTGCGATCCGCCCGCGTCGTCAGGTCGGCGTGTAGCTGCACATGCCGGGCGCAGCGGTGGCGCAGGTCGCAGAAGCGCGACTCCGGCGTGAGGTCGCTACGCCCGAGGCAGCGGGTTGCGCTATGGGGCAGCATGGCGTGCCTCCTGCGAGCGTGCGGCGTCGATAGCGGCGTCAAGCTGCTCACCAGTCATCAACCGCTGGCCACCGTAACCGTCTTTCTCTGTACAGCCGTAGTCGCCTTGCTCCCGCAGCCACCTATACCGCCCGGCATCGGCCTCCAGCTCGGCGATGCGGGCCAGCCCCTGCGTATCGCGCAGAAACACGTCCTCGCCGGTGTCCCCCGAGGCAAGCCACTCCGCCGCCTTCATCCAGTCGGCCACTACTCCACAGTGTTCTGCCAGCAATCGCAGCCGCTCAACCTCCGCATCCGAAAAGCTCTTAGGATGTTCTGCGATTCGCTCCCGAACGTCGTCGGCGAACTGCTGCACGCGAGTGAATGCGTACTGGAACGCGCCGCCGCTCATGGCACGCCCTCCGGGCTGCACTCGGCGTCCTTCGGAGGTTCGGGCAGCGGCATCCAGTGGGTCGGCGGGGCATACTGGCTGTGATGGTCCGTCCCGCACAGGTAGTCCTGCCCGTGGCCGCCGTCCCTGTAATCGCCGTTATTGCAGATTCGCCAACCAGCTTTGGAGTAGTAGCCGAAATCTACATCGCCGCACCAGAGCATGATTACGCACCCGTCCTTCGGGGCGGTCTCAATCGGCTGCCAGTTCATATATTTCTTCACCGCCGCAGCGGGCGGGGCTTGCGTTGCGGCGGCAATCTGCCCGTCGATCTTGGCAAGCACTCCGGCGAGGTCGTGCTTGTCTTGGAAGTAGGGCGACGCATACGCGGCCCACGACTCGACTTCCTCGCGAGCTTCGATTAGCGCAGACACCGGCACGTAGCCCGGTGGCACCGCCGCAGCGGGCGGGGCGGCGAACAGCTTGGTGCCCTTCGGCGGGTCTTCCATGAAGTCGCAGAGCATGACGCCCCAGCACTCGGCGGTCTTTTCCGGCGTGCGCCTGCGGCCCATGAACTCGACCACCGCCTGCGACCGCGCCGCGTCGATGGCGGCGAGGAGGTCGCGGATAGAGCCAGCATCAATCGGCATCCCGTAGGCGTCGTACTCGGACAGCGCATCACGCGCTGCGGCGAGGGCTCGGTCGAGGTCAGTCATTCGCCTTGTAGCCGACGCAGTGGTAATTGTTGCGCCCGGAGGACGAGTAGAGCTTGCCGTCGCGCGCCAGCACCAGCGTCTCGCGCCCGTCGTGGGCGACGCGATCGGCGAGCAGCACGCGGCCCTTGGCGGGCATCGGGCGGAAGGTGGTCTCGGGCAAGACGCCGCAGTTGTCGCTGTAGGTTTTCATTGGATCGTCCTCACGCAGAAATCGACGCCTTCGCCGTAGTAGCCGTTGGAGGTGCCATACCAACGCAGGTGAAGCGTGCCGCCCTCGGTCTCAAGGACGTAAAAGGTCCAGGTGTGCGAGTCGTCCCACTCGCTCAGTGCCGGCCGATCGGTCGAGGTTTCTTCGCGCGCTGCCGTCACCAGTCCGATCGTGCGCTGCGGGTCGCCGTCGAACTCGTGCAGATCGACGCTCTCGCAGCAGTCTTGGGCGTGGAACATGCCGAACGTGGTGCCGTCGTCGCAGTGGAACTCGACGAAATCGCTGCCAGCCTCCACGCCGGTGATCTTGGTGATCCGCTTGCCGACGAGCGCGTCGAAATTGACGCGGCCGTTCAAGGTGTCGTAGTTGTCTTTGCTCACTAGATCGCCCCTCCGCGGGCGAAGCGCCGGAGATCGGCGCGGGCGTTGTTGGGGCCCCGGCGGTCGCTCGGGGTCAGGGGGAGCACGAAGAGCCGGGTCCGGCCATCCGGGGCGGCGACCCCTGCGGCCCGTGCGGCCCGTGCGGCGGCTTCTGCGGCCCGCACGGGTCTTGCGCGAGGATCAGGCGCAGGGTGGTGCGCGCGACGCGGGGCGAGGCGGCGAGGGCGGCGGGGTGGGCGGTGGTCATGGCGCGCTTCCGGTGCGGTGCTTCGGCAGCACGACTTGCGCCTGCTCCATGGCCTCGACCAGCGCGAGGAATCGGTCGTCGATCGGCTTGCGCTTGCGCACCGGGCCATCAACGGTGTGGGCGCGCTCGCAGGCGTCCCAGCACTCGTCCAGCCACGGCTCGACGGCGCTGTACAGAGCGGCCAGCGCGATCCGTGCATCGACGCCGGTCTGGATGTGCGCCGCGGCGTCGGTGAACGCGGCCTCGGCGACGCCTAGGTCCGGCAGCGTTCCGCCGCGCGCCAGCATGGCGAAGCTGGCGCAGACGCCGGCATGCCCGGCCGCCTCCTCCAGCTCGGCCGCCAGCTCGGCGACGACGCCGCCCTCGGGCTGGCGCATCGAGTCCGCCTCGATGCGGAACTTTTCGATGATGGTCGCGAGGTCACCCATGGTCCTTCTCCCATGCGCGCAGGACGCGCTGCTTGCGGCCGCTGCGCCCGTCGCGCCGCTCGCCGGTGTCATAGATCAAGCCCTTGCGCAGCAAGGCGCTGAAGCGAGCCGTAAGGCTCGGGTAGCTGACGTCGGGCAGGGCGTCGATCAGGGCGTCTTGCGTCGTGCCTGCGCTTCCTGCGGCACGCACGGCGGCCAGTACGCGCTCCTCGAGGCTGGCGCTGTCGACGGCGTAGGCGGCCTGCACGCTGGTGTCGCCCGCTTCGCGCCGGTGCAGCAGCGGTGGGGCGGTGCCGAGCGGCGAGCCGGTCGACGGGTCGGTTCGGGTGGAGATCATCGGGCGGCCCTCCTTCGGGCTTTCTTGCGGATGCTGGTGTCAAGCGGCTGCTCGCCAAGCTTGACGAGGATCAGCTCCCACACCGCGCGCGACGGCTTGCGGTGCGAGGCCGTCCCGTCCGGGGCCTCGTAGCGCTCTACCTGCCGCAGGCAGACCCGGCCGAGGTCGGCCAGATCCTGCTGCTTCAGGCCGTAGCGCGCGCGGAGGTCGGCGACTTCTTCGGGCGTAGGCGGGGTCCAGTGCGGGGTCATTCGGTGGCTCCGTTGAACAGGTCTGGTTGTGCGGAGGCTTCTTTCGCGGCGGCGGACGCGGCAGCAATGCGCGCTCTGGCAATCTCGACGTACTCGGCTTCGCGCTCGACGCCGATGAAGCGGAAGCCTTCGAGGATGGCGGCCTTGCCGGTGCTGCCCGATCCGGTGAACGGGTCGAGGACAACGCCACCGGGCGGCGTCACGAGACGGCACAGGTAGCGCATCAGGTCGGTGGGTTTAACTGTTGGATGATTCGAAGTCCAAGCGTTTGCGCTTGTTCTCCACAGCGTTGCGCACGCTGCAAGGTCTGCACCAAGAACTGATGCCATCGCTTCGCTTGTAGAAGTGATCGACGTGGTTCCACTCGCCGCACTTCCGGCAAGGTTTCCACCATCCGTCGTCGCGCAGTTCGCAGCCTGAGTGCTCTCGCTTGTGAGCAACCTTTGAAAGTAGCTCAAGGTTGTCAAGCCCGTTGTTGAGCTTATCCCCGTCCCGGTGATGGACATCGAACCCGTCAGGCACTGGGCCGTGTGCCCGTTCCCAAACAACAACGTGTTCCATTCGCTGACGCTTCTGCACTGTGCACCAAATGCGGCGGTAACCCTTGGGGGTGATGCTGCCGTATCCACCAGGAGCCGAACTTGATGGTCCTCGCTTGCCCATTTCTCGCCTTTCGCGTTTGCTACAGGCTCGATTATAACTAGGTCAAAGCCGTCAAGCCCGCTGTTGCGATCTTTCTTTGAGCATTTGGCTTCGTAAAAGAATCTGGCGGCACTGCCGGTGTCGCCGTAGCCGACAGTCTCCATAGAACCATCAGAGAATCCGTAGCTTGTAAGGCTCTTGTTTCCACCACGCTTGCCAAAGCCGCCGCCGGCCTGCGGAAATCCCGCCAGCACTTCATCGCGCGCCGGGTTCGGCTCCGCCCGAAACAGCGCCTGCAGGTGCGCCGGCATGGCCTTGTAGGTCTTCTCGTCAATCCGCATAGCGAGTCCTTCCGTGTTCTTCGTAATGGCATGCGCGGCAAAGCGTCACGCCGTTGTCGAGCGCCCAGAGTTCGGCGGCATGAAGGCGGGCGTCGTCTCGCGACGAGATGCCAAGCGCCTCGATCAGATCCGCAAGCGGTGTGCGGTGGTGAGCCTCAAGGGTTTCAGTGGCGGCGCAGCGCGCGCATTTGTGACCGTCCCGCGCCTTCACTGCATCCATCCAGCGTCGGTTCTCGGTCATGCGCCGGATCGACGCATTCAGCTTGGACGCCCCTCCCTTCCATCGGTAGTGCGCCTCGCCGCGCACCTTTTCGCCGCGAGCCGCCACGCGATCCGGGTTTGCTGCACACCAGGCTTTGTGGGACGCGGAAGTCTTGGCCTTGGACTCGGCGCGGTGCCGATAGCCGGCGCGTCGGTTGTCGCCGGGGCGGCGCCCCAGCTTCAGCGCATCGGCTTGCGCCTCGGTCACGCCGGATGCGGCCTGCGCCTGCCCCCGATGCTCAAGGCAGGCGACGTGACGAACCCGCGCGAGATCGGAGGGCCGCCGATACAGCGGCTTCTGGCAGATCACGCAGGCGCAGTTAGGCGTTCGCATCCATCCACTCCGCGAGTTGTCGAAGCTGGCCGGGCGTCACGTCGTCCCGCAGCGCGTACTGGTCTTCGGGAACCGACAGGATCAGGTTGGCGGGCCAGCGGCCGGTGCCTACCTCGCCCGTGCGATTGCTGCCATTCAGCCCGTCGCCCAGCGTCTTGCCATTCGACTCGCCGCGCGACGAGAACATCGGCACACCGTCAGGCGCTTCGACCCGGCACCCGTCAATGTTCAGCCCGCCCGTGCCGTGCTGCATGAAGTTCTGGGCCACCGTGCCGGCCAGCGGCTTGCGGGCGACGATAATCGGCTCCCATGCTGGCTTCAGCGCGGTGCCGCCCCACGGGCCGTTGTGCGACTTCGGGAAGCCCGACGCAAAAACCCAACCAACGCAGTCGCGGATTTCAAAGCCAGCATCTTCGATGCCGCAGGCCAATCGGTGGTATTGCCGAGGCGCGCCGAAGGCAAGCAAGTGCCCGCCCGGCTTAAGAACCCGCAAGCACTCTTTGGACCATTCGCGGACCCAGTCTTGGAAGCGATGGCCCGACCAAGGCACATCCGTATAACGGCGTGCGTCTTCGAGACGAGCTTTCAAAGCCGAAGCTCGGGCTTGGTCAGACTGGCCCACCCACCGGTTGCCGCGAGGCCTTTCAAGCCACTCCTCGACCGCCTCGGCCCAAACCTCAAAATCAAGTGCCTTTTTTGCGGCGAGGGGGAACCGTCGGAAAAGGCCAACAAGAGCCGCGCAACCATCCTTGTCCTGAACTACGTATGTGGCTTGCGGATTGCTTGCGCCGTCGCCATCAATGTCTCTTATCGAGCCGTGCCCCACGAATCGGCGAATCCGCTCAAGCGCGGCCTTGTCATCGCGCCTAAGTTTGATCTGGAAAGCGCAGGTGTGCGTTCCGCGCTCGTGCTTTTGCACGCGGAAACAGCCCTCTCCGTCCGTGAACCCCGCAAGCCAGTACCCAAACCCGGCATCGATTCGTCCGTCGTGCCTGTCCCACGATTTCCCCATGAATCCGCCCGGAAATGCGTAGGGCGGGTCCGTCACCACCGCATCGACGCTGCAATCCGGCAGCGTGCGCAGAACGTCGAGGCAATCGCCGTGGTGCAATTCGACGGTCATGCTTCGCCGCCTTCGGCAGCATCCAACAGCGTCGCCCAGATCGCCGAGTTCACGACGTAGCTGGTGTCGACGCCGGAGTAGCCGCGCTCGACGAGGAGGTCGCGCATCCTGCGCGCCTCCTGCTCGGTGTAGCCCGCACCCATCAGGTTGCGGAGCTGCCCGACGTCCATCTTCCGGCTGACGATCACGCTTCGGCCTCCTCGCTCGGAGCAGCCGCCGCGGCCTGCGCCGCCCGCCACATGCGGAGGATGGTCGCCTTGGCCCGCTCGTAGCGGGCGCGCTGCTCGTCAGTCAGCTCGGCGACCGTCGTCTGGGCCATGTGGTTGCGCTTGGCGTAGGCCGGCACGTTGCGCCGGGACTTGATCGTCCAGCCGGGGCCGAGAACGTAGCAGCCGTTGTCGTGCTCGCACGCATCTCTGTTGGCCCGTTGGCCGATGCCGATGCCGGTTCCGGTTCCGGTGCCGTCGCCGATGTGCATGGCGATCAGGGCCTGCAGGTAGGCCAGCCCGTAGCTGTCGGCGGTCGGATCGCGGAAGCCGAGTTCCTTGGCCGCGTCGAGGTAGGCCAGCACCGTTTCCGGGCTGCCGTTCCAGTGGACGTAGATGGCCGGGTCGGTAGTGTAGCCGCTGGCGGCGATGATGGCTCGGTTGCCCATGGTGTCTCTCCTTCGTTTGGCCGGAGGCCCATCCCCCGGCGTAGTTGCAGTATCTCAGACCTTTGGCCGGGTGTCAAGCCCCCTCGATCAATCCGTCCCTGACGACACGGTCTTGCCGCCGCCGGTCGGCAGCACCAGCAGCGGCGAGTGATAGCCGGCCGCGAACGCATCGCGCAGCCCTTGGATCGCCGCGTCCTGATAGGGACGGAGGGTGACGGTCATGCCAGCGCCTCCGCGATCCGCCGGCCAATCCACGCCGCGCACGGCACCGCCCACGAGTTGCCGAGAGCCTTGTAGCGCGGGCCGTCGGGGTTCATTCGGTCAGGATTTTCCCGCGCTTTGCCCTTTGCGAGTGCATATCGCAAAGGCCACCGCGCCTGTGCTTGCGGCCACAACCGGGAATGTCGCAGAGCCTTTCTGGCCTGTGCGCCTTCAAGTGGCAAGATCGACAGATCACTTCCAAGTTCTCGGGCGCATTGTTCAAAGGATTCTCGTCCAAATGGTGAACGTCGAGCCTCCCCGTTGCGCCGCAGCGCGCGCACGAAACCTTCGTGGTTATGGCCCTCGCCCGGTAGCGACCCTCGTGCGGCAGCACATCGGGCCGCCATCTCCCACGAAAGCCAGCCGACATGCACACCCGCGAGCAGTATTTCCGGCGTGAGAAGTGCAGCAACGATTCCAACTCGCCAGCCTTGTTCTTCAACGGCTGGCGTTCCAGCTTCGCGCCACAGCTCATGCAGCACTTGTGCGGCGTGGGCTTCATCGGCATTGGCATAGGTCAACTCCAGATAATCGTCAGGGAATCCTTGGAGTCTACTACACTCGCGCGGGGTGAGGCGGCGCACGGCCATGCCGGTCCCGGTTCCGTCTTCGCTGGCATCGAAGCCCTCGGCGCGCAGGGTGTGGAACACGTCGCCGGTGGCACTAACGGGCACCGTCAGAAGGCTATCCGCCGTGTCCGCATCGGTGCCCGGCGGGCGGTCGCCGCCCGTGTTGTTTCCGCCGGCGCGGAGCGTAGGGCACACCTGAACGTGGGCCACCGCCACCGTCGCGCAACCGCCATTGCTGCCGGTGCCCATCGCGTGCGTCGTGCCGTCCGTGCTGCTGATCGGGTCTTGCGTGGGGTGGAAGGCGACCGGCTGGGCAACCATCGTGCAGGTTTCCCAGTCCTGCCGCTTCATTTCTCCTGCGGTGACGCGGCGCGCAACGCCGTCTCCAGTGCTGCCGGAAGTGTCTTTCCCCGGTTCGCGGCTCGGCGCAGAATCCCGGC